ACCTAGTAATTTAAGGAGGATATTTATGGCATATTTAGCAGTCAACAGAGACGGAGAGGAGCTTGTGTTTAATGATTGTCCTATCTATGATAGGGTAGAGGACACATGGAAAATACCTATGCTTAGATGGGAACTTGTTTATGATGATCCAGATGATCATAGCGCGGGTGTTCATGAGGATGAGGTAAGGGATGATGATTATGGTGTAACATTACCCAACGGAACAATCGAGAGAATAATAGGTGGTCCATTGACTTTCGCCAATGAGCCAATAGAAATAGTAACAATAAAAAGCCATGAGTAAAGAATATAAAGCGATAAAGAATTATATCCATAATGAGCTTGGGCTTACCATAGAGCAGTTGATTGAGATTATGGTGGATAATAAGCTTAGCAATAAAGATTTTAATATCATTCCAAGAACAGTAGAAAAAACATCAAAAGATAAAATGTTAAACGATATAGAGATTGTTATAATAAACAAGAATTTAAATGATCGAGGATATGGAGGATAAGGGTATTTTAGATAAGGCAAGAATGGAGGGCATGAACCAAGGGGTATGGCTGGCGGTTCAGGAGCTAGCCCACGACGGGCGATGGACGCAGGCCGCAGAGGAACTGGTGTCTTCTTGTGGACTGACCGAGGATGAATGTAGGAGGCTACAAGAAGAAAGTGGATCATTCAATGATAAGATGCTTGATTTTATTAACAGCGTATTCGGACATGAGGATATGATAAATAATAGTATAACTTTGGAGAATATAGGGTGTCGTAAGATAGGCTCTATATTTAAATATAATATTGGTTCGAAAGAAGTAGAACTGGAGGTGGTTGAGTCTGATAATTATAGTTGTGATGGGTGTATATTTAATGATAATATCTATTACTGTACAGGTACTTATTGTATTGATAAAGATAGAGAAGATGATACAAATATTATATACAAAGAAGTAAAAAGATCATGAGTTTAATAGATAAATTAGAGGATTTGGTGGTTAAGGTAGACACCGAATACCAGAAGAAGATGGAGGCGGTGATCCGGGAGATAGTACCGGGGATGCCAGAAGTTAGTGTACGTCATGCCGCCGAGTGCATGTGTACGGACAGGATGGGGAGTATGATGGACATCGATCTTTATATATTAAGGGAAGAAGATAGGCCTTACGAATGCAATTATCTAAAGGATCTGCTGGAGGATAGGGTAGCTAGAATAGCCAAAATGCATGAGGATGAAAGTTATACATACAATATGGATGATAATTATTGGTGCGCCACATGTGGATCCCATTCTCATAAAAAGGATTCCAGGACAGGGTATTGTTGGTATTGCGATACAGTTAATTGGGTTAAAGAGGATGGGAAGGATGTTGGAATATAAAAACAAGCAATTATATAACAAGGAGGAATAAACATGGGAAGAGGTGTTAATACAGGCGCCTTGTCTCCGGTCGGCGGTATCGGGGAAATACGAATGCGAGCAAACCTGCGAAAAATAGTGGCGTACAAAGATTTCGCGAAACAGATGGTCATGGCACAATACGAATGATAGAGGAGATTGGTGATTAAAACATTAAATAACATTAAACATGAAAAAGAGTAGAAAAATTGTAAAGAAAATGAGCAAGAAGAGCCTTATCAACAAGAAGGCTCTTCGGTATATTATCGCAAACAGTAATTTATGTAAACATGCGATAAGAGAATTGGAATTAGCCGGATATGGCAAAGAAGAGGACGGTCCTAACAAATGGATGCGCGAACAGGTAATAGAAGCTGTCGCGCTGTTCTCTTCTCATGGTAACAGCGGATTCTCGGCACCATTTGAAATCAATCTCGTCAAGAAACTTTGCAGTTTTGATATAATCTCTCCTTTGAGATTTGATGATGGCGAATGGGGAAAAATAGACTTAGACGGGAGTTGCCAGAATAAAAGAAAATCATCGATATTCAAAGAGCCGGACGGGAGTATCCATGATGTTGATGCATTTTCAAAAGTTCCTGTAAAAAAGTTTTTATTCGCCACTCGAACGTGGACGGAGAACATCCATAAGATAGGATGGATAGGAGGGTTGTTTGAGACGGACGAAAACGGAATACTCACTGGAAGATATTTTGGTAGATGTAATGTAAAAGACTATCAGAACGGATATATGCCAAAAGGCAAGAAAGAAATACCATGCAGGGAGATAGAGATATCGCCGGACAATTGGATTATGACAGTTGAATCAAACAATGAGGCTTTGATTGAATTGTCAAAGATTTATGATATAGTCTGGCGACAATGCCCTTGCTTGAAAGGCATAATGAATACCAACGTTACACCGGAACTTGAAAGATTGGCATGCGAACAAATAAAGGGATAAACAATGAATGACAAATTTGTAGACATGCCGAAATGCATGGCGGACAAATACGAAACCGCCGACTTTATTGCCAGCGATCCCGTCCAGTTCCCAAGGCGGTATTCCGGGCGGGACGCGGAGGTCAGTGGGTTCATTACTTCGTGGCTCTCGTTCGGGAATCGAAAGGCGATCATCGGGGCGGCGGAGATGAGGAAATGTCTTGATAAGATATTTGATTTGGCAATTAATGAAAGGCTTAAATAATTCAACACAAAATCATATAAGATGATAACTTCTATAAGGATAGACGACAACAAGAAGACTCCATTTAAATATATCCAAAAGATAAAAGCGTTCAAAAATGGCTCTGAGTTTATATTCAAGCCCGGCGTGAATGTGATTGTAGGCAAGAACGGGAGCGGGAAATCAACCCTCCTGAATATGATATCGAAGTACATGTTGTGCGAGAAAAAGATGTGTTCTGAATTACCGTCAGAAGCATTGTATTTCCCGGATATATTTGATGATGACAAGGTGCTTGACGGGATCAGTATTAAGTCGGATTATATCGGGAAGGTATTCCATCTCCTACAGCAAACTGAAATGAGAAAGGATGATATATTGGATAATATCAATAATTTAAGTTTGTATATGAATGGAGCATCTAGGTCCTCTGGGGAGAAGAACCTTCATGCCATGAACTCGCTTTTTGATTTTGTGTTTAACCAAGATGAGTATGCGTTTCCGATACAGAAACTTATGGAATTTAAGAAAAAGTCAAATGAGTTCTGGGCAAACAGGATCGACAATCTTTTAAAATACTACAAAGACAATCATGTGGTATTAATGGAGAAGGATTTTGAGTATACAATCCTTATGGATGAGCCGGACAGGAATTTAGATATTGACAATATCATGGATCTGTACAAGGTATTGTCATTTCATAAACCTCAAACACAAATTATAGCCGTAATTCATAACCCGGCTTTGATTTACAAGTTGAGCAAGCCGGATTGCGTGAACTTTATTGAGATGACAAAAGGGTATTTGAAGAAAATTACTGGTTTTATGAATAAAAAATAAGAAAGGAGATGAGAGAAGAATTGAGAACAATAGGATCAAAAGGACGCCATGTGTTTACAGCAACCTTTGTTAGATTTGGATTTAGGAATGGATACATTGGACCTGTAAAAACGATACTTTTACAAGATGTGACACTTGATAGCAAAATAGTATCAGATCATTTGTGGTTCGATTTAACAAAAGGATTTAGTGGTGCTAATTTATCGCCAGGCGATGTGGTTGAGTTTTGCGCAAGGGTTAGTGCTTACGAGAAAGGATACAAGGGGCACAAGGATGATGTACTTAATAGACCGATAGAAAGAGACTATCGATTATCAAGACCGACAAAAATTAAAAAGATCGGGAAGAAATTAATATTAAAAGATGAGGGGAAATAATACATGATAATTATATGCCTAAAAAATTTATAATTTATTAAAATATAATGATATGAAAATTCAAGTAGAATTAAATTTGGAAGATGTATTCGAGGAAGCTATGTACAATGAAGCGACGTTGAAAGAGGAGTTTACCAGCTCGGTCAGGTTAGCTGTAATACGTGAACTTAAAGAAAAGTTCAAGAATGAGTTGATGAGAGAAATATCCAATCCGATATCAGAGAAAATTGAGGATATAGCGAGGGAATCAATGAGCGATCTCATCGAGAACGCCAGCGAGAAGAAATATAGATTCAGGTTAGATTATATGGATGAGGAGTTGACAGTAGACGAGTTTATAAGAGGCAGGATGAAGAAAGTTGTAGACAGCAACATCGAGACAATGGTAGAATCAAAAGCCAAATCTTTTGTCAATGAGTTAAGGAAAAGGTATGATATGGCGTTCGCTGCCTTTGTCGTAGATAACATGAGAAAGCAAAATATGTTGAAGGAAGATAAGATAGCTGAGCTGTTAAAGGACAACCCAAATGAGAAATAGGGAAGATGCCAAAGGAAGACGGAGATCGGTGCTCATGACACCGCCCGTACCGGAGAAGGTCAGGGTATTATCCCCGGCATGGTATAGGGCGGCAGTGGAGTTTCAAGGTAGGCCGGAGCAGGAGCGACTAGCCTTTTGCTCGTGGTGTTGTTGTCATGGAGGGTGTAATTTGTGTATGGATATAAGCAAATACAATATAAAAGGGCTTAAGATATATGGAGGATAAGGTGATTATATACCATTTTACGATTTTAGTGTAAAATGGTATATAATCACCTAAGCGTATTAACTATTAATAATGTTTATTTAATTTAATTCAAAAACAAAATGTCTACTTTTGTAGACACATAAAAATTATATATATGGAAAAGAGTGAGTTTGTAAAGAAATTGGAGAAGATCATCGATGTTATGGCTGGTATGGATGATATGGATTTTACCTGCCTTATGAGTGAGGTTTATAAACAAAAGGCGGCAAAGGCTACAATGATGGAGAAGGATGACGATGAAGACAATTAATGAGATGACCGATCAGGAGATATATGATCTTACTGATGAGCAGGTAGAGAAATTGATCGTAACAAGATGCGCGGAGGAAGGTGTCAGGTTTATAGATGAGCCTCCAGTCATGAAGACGTATGGATATAAATCTATTTCTCCATCTCATTTCTTCTACTATTTGGAGGGCTTGAATATAGCCGTTCTTGATCAGAATGATGCTATTAAGATAGCTAAGTTATTAAGTGAATTTGATCTATACAGTACTAGATATGATTTCACCATATCCAATGAGGAGCTATGCAGTAGATTGGATATAATCAATATCAGGCATGTTCCGATGTTTGACACGAAAGATAAGGAAGCTTATAAGTCTGTCAAGGATAAGAACAACGAGATCGAGGAGGAGTATAAAGATCAGGTAAACGAATACAAAGAGAATGTAAAAAAGATGGGTGAAATCCGTGCCGAGATATGGCCAAAAGTAATTGATGTAAGGCGCAAGATTGATCACATGAATCATCTTAAAGTTCTTTTCGTAAAGGAATATCTTCCGTTGGTGGATCACGACACGGACAAGGCTATGATATTTTTCAAGAAGGCTTATGATGTGGATGATGATACGGAGAGATATATTCGTAAAGGAATAAAAGATTATCCTTTGTTTAATAATAATATAGATTAAAATGCACAATTGGTTTAAATGTACGGTTTCTTACGAGACCGATGCCGAGAACGGCATGAAGAAGAAGGTAAAGGAAGAGTATTTAGTAGATGCCCTTTCTTATACCGAATGTGAGGCTAGAATCATAGAGGAAATGAGACCATTCATCTCCGGTGAGTTTAGCGTTGATATCAAACGATTCAGGATAGCGGAATTGTTTGCCATGGATGGAGACCGGTTCTATAAGGTCACGGCTGATTATATTACGATAGACGAGAAATCGGGCAATGAGAAACGCAAGGCGTTTAACTACATCGTTCGGGCCAATGACCTTGATCATGCCAAGAAGAACTTCGAGGAGGGCATGAAAGGGACTATATCAGACTTCGTGGTCACCTGTATTAAGGAGGAGAAGAAGTTGATGGATTTCTATGAGTTTGACGGTAAGATCAGGAACCCGGAGAAGCATGAGGATAGTAAGCAACAAGGCTAGCTACGAAACCATGTCATCCGTCGCCGAGAAGTTGATGGAGATAAGTAAGATGGAGGGTACGATTTATCGTATCCTCACATTATCTAATAAGACTTATCTGGCTTCCAAGTTAGGGTATAGTAGGTCCGGGTTCTATAAAAAAATACAGAACAGGAATTTTAATATCCGGGAGCTGGCTCAGATGTTCGATACGATCATCAACTTCAAGGATCAAGATTGGACGGAGGGTAAGATCGATAGGCTTAAGAGGTATAGGGCTATGAGCCTTATGGAGTTCAATAAAAGTTATAAAAAGAAAAATGCATGAGAGGTAGGATGTTGCCGTGTGAGAGATGTGGGAGGATGGTAACTATAAGGAGTAAGGGGCTGTGTCCCGCATGCAGAGCCAAGGAACTACCGCCAAAGGAAAGGACGGCGATACGGGTGAAGGCCAAGCCGAAGGGGAAGAGCCTAGCCGTTTTCTTTGGCGCCCATGTGGCTAGGTTGAGTATGACAAGGAGATCTGCTACCGGCGCATACATACCATGCCCGGGGGTAAGCAACATATGCCACTTATACCCTAAACGGAAATATAAATCAGTTGCTGAGGATAATGATAACATTATCTACTTGACGGCTGATGAGCATACAAGATTCGATTATCTATTAGATACGATGGATTTCGGCCGGCTCTTGGACGAGTTTGGCAACGTTTGGCTGTTGGCAGCCAGAAGGATGAGGGATCTCGCACCTAAAGTCGAGGAGGATGGTAAATTAAAAACCAGATTATTATTATGGATAGAAGAAAACAAAAATTACTTTTAGCTCTTGGATACGAGGCTATAAGTGATACGATATATAGAAAAGACTCGGTCATGGAAGTCATAAGTGACCAAGAGCCAATAGAGGATATGATATCTCGTTTAGAGAACAGGCATCATATAAATATAACGATGGTAAGTGATAGCAAGGTAGTTCTAGAGGATAGATCTGGGTTAATTATGAATATGCTTTCTGCGTGGCGATCATCATTACCAATATTAAGATCATATCATACAGATCCTAAATTTACCGCTTTCTTTGGCATATTAGACGTTTTGTCAACGATCCCAAAGAAAGATATAGCTGAGGAGGAAAAGCCTGCTGAAGAGCCTAAAAACGAGCCTAAGGAGGAGATGGAAGTTGAGTATGATCTGGAGACCGAACAGCAGTATTATGCCGCTGAATGGATAAAGGATATCCCGACACCGGTGCTATATAGAATGACTGTTGCCGGCAAGCGCGTGTATTATGAGATGGATGTTGATGGGTATCCTATCATATACGATGGAGCCACTAACAATATCGCCAATGGGTATTGTGATACGTCCGGAGCCTTGGAGAAATGGAAGAATGAGATGAGACTCAAGGGCAAGGACCCTGATGAGTACGCTAACTATAGGGCTGACTTAGGTACTATCATGCATTATCTATTTGGGTTGTATCTGACCGGGGTTAACATAAAGCTGATCCCGACATGGATCAGGAAGGTGGTCAAGGAAGCCAAGCTAAGAATAGACAAGTATAGGATGGAGCGAATATTAGTGGATAACATTGATGAGCTAATAGAGGATCTAATATCATTTGCCATATTCTGCAAGGAAAGACATGTAAAACCTGTATTGATCGAGAAGATGTTGAGGTCAAGAAGGTTAAAGGTAGCTTCTTCGGTGGACGCAGTGGTGGAGATGGATAGCGAGCCGGAGATGGTGGAGATAGAGGTCGAGACAGGAGAGTTCTATAAGACGGGAGCCAAGAAAGGTCAGCCTAAGACGGAGAAAAAGAAGATAAAGAGATGCAGGAGGATATTCGCTATATTGGACTTCAAATCAAACAGGAAAGGCAATTTCTATGACGAGTACGCTTTCCAGCTTGAGCTATATAGAAGAATGATACTGGAGAACTACGGAAAGATATTGGAGATAGAGGAGATATATAACTTCGCTCCGGGTGATCCTACCGCTAAGACAAGTCAATATAAGTTGAAGAGACAAACCGATAATCCTATACTTAATATGGCTACGGTTGTATATCTTCAAGGTAAGTATAAGTTTGAGAAAACCAATTATACGGTTACGTCAAGGATCGGATCTTTAGATATAGAGGGTGATTTTGAGTTGAATGGTTTGATAAGAAAAGAGTCGCTGAGAGATTATATATATAGAGTGATGAGTGAGAGGAGAGGATAATGGAATTCAGGGAGTTTGACAAGAGCGTACATCGGTATGAGTTGGATCATAGCAAGCCAAGGAGGAAGATGACGTGCCCGCAATGCGGCAAGGATAAGTGTTTTACGCCGTACGTGGACGTAACCACCGGTCAGATCGTTGGAGAGCAGTTTGGGGTGTGTGATCATAAAAATAAATGTGGTTACTTTAAATATCCAACAGGGAGCGAACTTGGGAACAATGATCTTTTTACCGATTCAAACAAAGTATTAAGGAGGTACAGACCTCCCGTGGATCCGGATATAGCCAACTGCATTCCGGTAAGCAAGATGTTTGAGACGCTTAATCCTTTCGAGACATCTGATCTTCAGGATTATCTATCCAATATATTCGGATCATATCATACCAATAGAGCGTTCAGCTTATATAAGATCGGGATGATGAGATTCGGGGATTGGGGTAAATGCTGCGTGTTCTGGCAACTTGATAAAAGTTGGGTGATAAGGACCGGGAAGATAATGGATTACGGACCAGATGGTAAGAGGGTAAAGGTTCCCATGGATCATGTATGCTGGGTTCACATCCTCGACGGTCAAGATTATTTATTAAGGCAATGCCTGTTCGGTGAGTTTCTTATCAACTTCTATCCTAAGGAAGCCCCGGTATATATAGTTGAGTCGGAGAAGACGGCGGTCATATGCAACATTGTATATCCGGATAGACTTTTCATGGCATGCGGAGGTATCCATATGCTGAAAAGAGAGATGATAGAGACATTGGGGCGCAGGAGGATAGTGTTGTATCCTGACAAGGGATCGGCGTTTAACGAGTGGAAGAAGAAGGTGGATAGGGATATGAGGGGGATGAATATCGAGATAAGTGATTTTCTTGAATCAAAGCCCAATATAAATGAGGGAATGGATATAGCTGATTATTTTATCATTAAACAAAACAATAATAACAATGGCAAAAGTAGTTGATAATTACAAGGGATTCAAGGTGCTTGAAATAACAAGACAGGAGATGATGGATAAGTTTACCAGATATGGGTGCTTAGGCATTTGCGATATGTGTAACAGACCTACATCCGTAGGCTATTACGTGGCGGTGATCAATCAATGGATGTGCAAGGACTGTTATAATGATTTCATCAAATCGGTTGATAGGTATGAGGAGGATATGAAAATAGAAAACAAGAATTTTAATAGATTCTGCAATCTATTTAATGTTGAGATAGAAGAAAAGGTATGAAAGAACTATCTTTAGCCCAGAAAGCTATGTTAAACGGATCCGTATGCCCGTATTGCAAGAACCCATCCACTATGATAAATACGGTGGAGGGGAAGCAAGTTGGGTGCGAGAAGTGTGGGGCTTGGATGAGATCCGATTCTACGGGTAAACCTGTAGGTAGGTTAGCCAAGCCGGATCTCCTTAGGTCTATGGATATGGTAATGACCGAGATCAATGTATTCTTAATAAAAACAGGACAGGATAGACATGATCTTTACAAAGAACTATCCGGTGAGCTTATGATACCGGAGGAGCATATATCCCCTTACAAGATGTCTTTGCCATCATTACTTAAAATCATGAGACATATCAAGGCATATAGTGATAATCGGATACAGATATATGATGGAGGGAGGGGGAATAACTGCCCTAGTCATAAGGTGATAGCGATAGGAGGTAGCGCATGCCACGGATGTCCGGAGCATCTATTCCATGTAGTGGATAAGGTAACTGACTTGGTGGTGTGTGACGCTGACATGAGTTACGGTGATTACAAAAAATAATTATTAATAAAAATTGACAGAACATGAAAGTAATTTTCATTCACAAACAGACAGGGTTTTATGTAGGAGGATCAGTGTTTAACAAGACATGTGGTTTTTACAAATGTAGGGATAAGATGATAGAAAAAGGCATAAGCGAGGATAAGGCTAATATGCTGATTGATATAATAGGTCCACACGTATGTGTGTGGGAAATAAAGGATGGAGACGATCCTTATGAGAGCATGAGGGATAGACTCGGGGATAAAGCCTCGTATCTGGATGGAGAGGATATTATCGTAGAGAATTATGATTATGATGAGGAGGACGAAGAGGATGGGGAAATCGACTGAATATTATAGGACACATCCGGAAGCCAGAAAGAAGAAGGCTGAGACGGACAAGAAAATCAACGCCAGACCTGAGCAGAAAGCCAAGAGACGGGAGTTGGGTCGCAAGAACTACAAGACCGATAAGTTGAAAGGTAAAGCCTATCGGAAGGGAAAGGATTTATGCCATACGGCTAAAGGACTTAGATATAAATCAAGATCAGCTAACAGAGGGTCTAAATCCGATACGGCTGGCGATAGAAACGCAAGAGGATGAGTGAGGATAGGATATGGAGGTCATCCAAGGAGATTATCATGGATGCCTATGAGAGGATAAGAAAGTATCAGTCGGGAGAGCTTCTCCCGGCTCGTACTGGATACGCTTATCTTGACAAGGCGTTGCTGGGCGGGTTCTACCCACAACATGCGGTGGCTATCGGCGCTAGGCCCGGAGTGGGCAAGTCTTATTTGGCTCAGAAGATTATGAGCAATGTAATGAATGTTAATATCAATCCCCAAGCTGATGATTATGTATGGCTCAGATGTGAATTTGAAATGAATCCAGAGGATTTGATGTTACGTTCACTATCAAAAAAAATGGGAAAGGATATACAAGATATTCTCCTTAACGAGATGTCTGATGAAGAGATAAAGGAAATGCAGAAATGTCTTAAGGAGGAAAACTCCAGCAGAATAACATACATCCCTAAACCATCGACAGTAGACGAGCTTCAGAACTTCTTATGGAATAGTTATATGCCAGCGAACAAGGATAAGAAAATGGTATTTGTATCCATAGATCATACAGCTCTTATACAAGGCACGGGTGACGCTAAGAGGAATATAGATAGTCTGATAACCATGTGTAATATAGCTAAAAGAACTTTTCCCAATATATTCTTTCTTATAATATCACAACTTAACCGTGATATTGAGGGAAGACGGGATCCTAAGGATCATATGCCAAAACAATCTGATTTCTATCAATCAGATACATTGGGGCAATTGTGTACGGCTATGGTAGCGTTGAATATCCCAAAAAGATACGGCTATTCATCATACATGCAATTCCCGCAAGGCTGGTATCCTAATCTGGAACGTTTCAAGAGCGAGTCAAGACGATCCTTCCGTGTGGATGGGTTATTATTCCATCATATCGTAAAGGTCCGTCAAAGATCATTGGAGGAGATTGACGCTATACATGTAGATATCATGAAAGGATATGAGCGATATTATCCTGATGGAGGGGTGGTGCGCCAAGAAAGACCTGGAGGCTCGGATGCCCCCGTGGGTAGCGGCAAGCCGGATACGACCGTAGTGACGCTTCCGCCCCCACCTCCCGGTGTTCCATTGGAGCAACAATATATACCGCCCAGTGATGATTTCAATGTAGTACATGACGAAACACCTTATTGACATGAGATTGAGACATAATTACTTGCTTGTAGTGATAAAGGTGCTGGAAATGTTCTTGAAGACCGTATTGTCGGTTGAGGATAAGATGGGGATAAAGGAAATTATATCCTCGTTAAAGGAAATGGCTAAATACAGCATCAGATATATCATAAACCGGGAACGGGAAAAGGAGATCATGAGTATCTGTGATGAGGTATCCAATAAAGTACAGGAGTATAAAAGGATAAATGACAACTCAATGATATTGGAATTGGAGAACCTAAAAAGGGAAGTTGTGGCGGTGGAGGATCTTCTTAGCTCATACAAGGGGGTTCTTGACGCCGAACTGGTGATAGCCGAGGATGATATCAGAATCATACGGGACAAGATCGCTATAAGCCTGAGGGAGGACGGAACATGTAAGAGCATGACTGATGCTGATAAAAGGGCTAGGGTGGACGTAAGATACGAGAGGGCGTTAGAGGATTATCGAATCCTTCTAAGATGCGCCAATACGGTTAGGGCTAAGATGTCGGTTTTAGGGCATCTTAACCAATCTATAAATCAATCCATATCAGTTGGCAGAGTTGGTATGGCTAATGAATCTTATACGGTAAAACAATATGAAAAAGGGAAAGAGATTATCGAAAGCAGACGCCCTTAGGGTGTTGACAAAGGCTTACAATTTAATAAAGAATGATAATTATGCATTTATATGCATAGCAATAGAACGAACAGCGATTGAATTATCACTTGCTGAAAGATCATGTGTGGCGTGTTATCTTATACCAGAACTGAAGATGTTCAAACCTGTAAACAGAAAAAATGGAGATTTTTGGTTTCATTCATCAAAGAAAAACATAAGGTTACATATAATAGATACGCTAATAGATATATATAACGGAAATGATCATCCCGATATAGTCGAGAGGGTAGCCAGAAAGATCAGGTCAATATTTTAACTCATTAGCTTATGTATAGGTGATTATATACCATTTTACACAAAAAAAAATGAGAAATGATATACATTTGTACGAAACATCATACTGGGTATCACCAATACCCTCTACCGGTTGCTCAAGAGCGAGATCACCGGATTCTTTTACTGAACTAAACGTTTTTGATTTTACCTATCTTACGATTTTTTTCAAGATAGAACCTTATATCAAAGACCTCTTTTGTTCAATCGTCTTGTCCGAAACAAGGGACTATATGATTCGATTGAGTGAAACAAAATTAGAAAAGAAGAATGTGAAATTAAATAACATACGTATGTTTTACAACATATCTGGTGTAAAATAGTGTATAATAACCTATGTATATTAATTTTGAACAGATGATGACATCAGGATTAACGATGTCTGATGTCGGGTATCTCTTGATGATCCGGCAGAAAGAGGAGATGGCTAGCGTCATTCCAAAGGAGAAAATAGATAGTTATAAGGCGTCTGGTTATATCGAGCTTCAGAAGAATGGAAAGTGGAAGATAACGCCAAGGGGAGGGTCGCTGCTGATGCTGATAGAGACACCCGGCCTGACACCGGAGGTCGAGGGGATCCGGGACCGTATCGTTGGTGTGTATAACGATATGGGTAAGGATACAGGAGCTATCAAGGAGGTAGAGAAACGGCTCGTATGGTTCGTGGCTAATACTAACTTCAAGGAAGAACCTATAGTAAGAGCCGTAATATCCCACATAGATCTTAAACGTGAGTATACGATGAGGTTGGATAACCTTATATGGAAGCCATCAAATGTCTATAGCGTACATATGAGCTTATCGGAATCAACGTTATTCGATACGATCATAAAGATGTATGGCATGACATCCGATCTGTATCTTAGGGAGAATAAGAATAAGGAGCTGGCATGGTTGTTCGCCGTAAGCCGGCTTCCGGACCCCCCCAAGAGGATGGATAAGGAATATACTATTACTGGAGATGTTAAGATGGACATCGAAAGAATATCAAATATAAAAAAAGAATTAGGTAGAAGATTAAAAATGTCGATTTAAGAGTTATGAAAAGAAATCAAGTATTAGGAGTAGTAATAGACGCAATATTTGCGAAAACATCTGAGTTTGATGATATTGAAGACATAAAGGAAGATAGTAACCTATCGTCCGATATGGCTATGGATTCATTGGACCTTGTTGAAGTGATAATGGATATAGAAAAGATGACAGGTGAATACATACCAGATGAGGTGTTTCGCAATACCCCTTGCGATGAAATAACGGTAGGAAGTTTAACTGATATGTTGTATGTTTATTTTAAGGACAAATAATGGATTTCGGATATGACGATTGGGAAGAGGGGCTAGAAACCCCTCTTGTCGATGATTGCGATGACGATCACAATGAGGAGGATGAGTATGATTTCGGCTAAAGAACTAAGGATAGGGGATCTTGTAAAAGACAAGGCTGGCAATATATGGAGAGTAGGGTGCGTTACTGGTATGCGTAATGAAAGTAAGTCGTTGATCCTTGAACGTGAGGTTGATGATGGGATAATGAAATGGTATTCCGGGGAAGATGATGTCATGCCTATTGAAATAGATGATAATATACTTGATACTATCGATTTCAAGCGTGATAAGGGGCGGGATGTATATCGAGGCTACGGAATATCTATAGAGATTTTTGATGATGGGTATTATCTTGGGCTTAGGGATCTGGAAGATGATCTAAGCAATCCTATTCAGATTAAAAATCTTCACCATCTACAAAACCTGTTAATGGACTTATACGGACATGACATAAAAATAGATAAGCTTTATGGTAATACCGGAGAATAATTTGTTATGTAAGGTTATAAACGGAGAGAAGGTTCTCGCCGCCTCTTACTCGCAGATAGATACGTTCGTCCAGTGCCCATATAAATGGTATAAGACTTACGTGGAAGGGAATAGATCCACGGAGAAGCACGAGGCTACGTCATATGGTACGGTTATCCACCAGACAATGGAGTATTTCTTCAAGAACGGATGTAGACCTTCTTATGAGGATATGAGTAAGGCTTTCAATTACTATGCGGATATAGAGAAGATTCCTTTTGATAGCGTAAAATCCCAGATCGAGTCTATGCAACATGCGGCTAGGCTAATAAGATGGATTGTGGGGTTGTTTGAGAAGGATGCTGCTGGCAATTATAAGAAGGCATGGTCTGATCTTACGCCAATGGAGAAGGTGATCCGGGGGTCGAGACCGGTAGGCGTGGAGGAGGACTTTGTCTTGCCCTATAAGCTGCCCAAGCCCCTTACTTTGGATGGCGTTACGTACGATAAGGTACATATCATAGGATCGGTGGACTGGCGTGGAGAGTATAAGACAAAGGACAGGATAGCCATGTATACGATAGACTGGAAGTCCGGGAGAAAGTTATTCGATGAAGATAAGCTGCTTCATAATCTCCAACATCCGATATACGCCTTTTACATACTCAGAAAATATAAGGTATTGCCGGATATGTGCAGCTATTTCTTTACCCGCATGCTGGACAATCAGAACGTGAAGGTAGATAAGGAGAAAGTAGAGAGATCGGTCAAGGAACTTAACGATATTCTCCTTGACATGTATGATTTCGAGACAAATAAAATAGATAGCTATCAAGCTCACGTTTGGGACGACGCCAAACAGGGGTATAAGTACGAGAAGCGCTACCTCATGGGACGCCAGCCGGCCTGCCTTGAACCCCGCCCCAAGCCCTTGTGTTTTTGGTGCGATTTCTCGATCCACAAACAAGGGACATGCAGGTACTCATCGGATTGGGATGAGTCAAAAAGAAAGAATAAAAAAGATTAACTTTATTAAAAAGCCTAGGTAAATATCTAGGCTTTAATTATATTTGTGCCAATAAATAAACGATTATGGATAAAAACGAAAGAGAAAAACAGGTATTGGATCTTCTGATGTCTAGAAGGGATATCAGGAAATTGGTAGAGAAATCAAATGAATGTTATTCTAAAATGGATTTCGTTGGTGCCATGAAATGCCGGCAGGAGATAAAGGATATCGTAGACCGGGAATCGAAGATCATGTTGACAAAAAGCGAGTCTTTGGTGAGTTTGATGAACAACGCTGATAATGAATATAAATTCAATATGCTGGTATGGCTACATTCCATGATGTGTATGGCAGATGTGTTTAACGGGATATTGGAGGATTTCAAGGATGGGGTAAGGAAAGCCAATGGCAACTCTAAGTTCGTTAAATTCGATAATCTGGATCGGTTGATGACGGAATGCAAGAAGGAGATTGATTACCTAATGAAAGGTACAAGTAAATCGTTTCAGATATCTTTCGCCGTAAGAAGCGATGAGTTAAGGGAGATGATAGAGAATATGGTTGGAGACAATATCCGAGAAGGGTATGACATATTCAAGGAAGAGGCTAAGATGACCAAAGAGACAGACAGGAGCAAGATAGAGGAATTTAATAAAAGGCTGGACCATGAGTAAATTTGATGTAAAGATAGGTGATATAGTTCATACCCAGATAGGGATAGGAGAGGTGATAGCCATAAGCAAGACCAAAGAGACTTTGATGGTAAAAATGGACGATGGCCGGGAATGTGCGATAAGACTAGAGTACGTGAAAGACGTTTTTGATAACTACAGAGATGACATATAAATTAAGGCCATATCAAGAGGAGTGTGTTAAAAGTATCTCCGATTACATAAACTCTGATAGACATGATCCGGTATTGATCATAGGTCCTGTAGGTTGCGGTAAGTCACTTCTGATAGCAGAAGCGGCTAGATTGATGGGAGATAAGACGCTGATTTTACAACCATCAAAAGAATTGCTGCAACAGAACCACGACAAGATAACGTCGTATGGCATACCGGCTACCATCTACTCCGCTTCCTGTGGCAAGAAAGAGCTATCTAACATGATATATGCCACGTTAGGATCTATCAAGAAAGTTGTTGGTCAGCTTAAGGAGATGGGGATCAGAAACGTATTGATAGATGAGGCTCATGCCGGATACAGTCCTGAGGATGGCAGTGAGTTTATGACATTCATGAATGAGCTGAAGCCGAGAAAGGTGATAGGGTTTACAGCCACGCCATGTAGACTTAAAAACATGTCGATAGGACAGACATCATATTCCCAACTTAATTTCATCACTCGTATGAGACCGGTGTATTTCAAGAACCTGATTCACGTGATACAGGTAGAGGAGATGATAAGACAAGGATTTTGGACACCTCTTAAGTATGAGACATGGAATTTCAATGGAGATGCCCTTAAACTCAATTCTAACGGATCCGAATATACGGCTGAGTCTATCAGTGAGGCGGTGAGAAAAAATGGCTTAAACAACCTTATTTTGCGTCGATTGATGGTATTAAAAGACGTATGTAGATCTATACTGGTGTTTATGGATTCTGTTGAGAGCTGTAATACTGCCGCCGAATGGATAAACGCCAAGATATGTGCCGGCATGGCGGAGGTGGTTCACGGAGGCACGCCAAAGAAACAGCGGGAGGCTATAGTCGAGGGGTTCAAGTCGGGTAAGACGAAGGTAGTGTTCAACTATTCCGCCCTCGGTACGGGATTCGATCATCCGGGTCTGGACTGCGTGATAGTAGGGAGACCGACGTTCTCGTTCTCATCGTATTATCAGTGGCTTGGAAGGGCAGTCCGTATAAAAGACGGAAAGGATAGTGCTTTGGTCGTTGATTGTTGTAACAACTCGTCAAGGTTCGGTGATATAAGGAAACTTAGTATAGAGAACTATAAGGGGTATGGATGGGGGATGTTTATCGGCGATAAGCTAATAACTAATATCCCGATGGGGGATAAGGTAACGAAAACAGATCTGGATATCAAAGCCGCCAAGAAAGACCGAAGGAGGGGGCTGGCGCAGGGCATTACCGCCTCCCCTGTACCCGGGAGACCGGATCATCCCCTTGGCTCTACGGTAATGACATTCGGCAAGTATTGTGGATGGATGTTACATTCAATTCCAGTATCGTACTTCAAATTCATAAACGAGACATTTGACTGGGATGATGATAGGAACAAGGATATAAAAGAATACATAGATTTTTTAATCAAAAACAACAGATTATGACAGGATGTATATATCATGAGGCTGATCTTGACGGAGTAATGTCAGCGGCTATAGTAAAAAAGTATTTCAAAGGTAACATTGATCTTCTTCCTTACAATTATGGCAAGGAAATACCTGACGTGAATAAATATGATAAGGTATTTGTAGTTGACGTGTCATTTGGAAACAGAACAAGATTCCTTTTCGATGAGTGGAAGGATAAAGGTACAGATGTCATATGGATAGACCATCATAAGACAGCCATAGACGATATGAGGGATTACGAGGTAAAGGGCAAGAGGTGTATAGGGACGGCGGCCTGTGAGCTTACGTGGGAATATCTTTTCGATGACATCAAAACTCCTAATGTGGTAGAATTATTGAGTGCTTATGATGTATGGGATCATGACCGGTTCGAGTGGAGTGATGTCATGGCGTTCCAATACGGGATGAGGGGATATTGCGGTCTTGATGTAGACATTGTTAAGAATGTACTAGATAAAGCCGATAACAACTTAGTGAATGATATGATAAATAACGGGGAGGCTATAATAGAGTATATAGTAGAGAAAAACAGAGGGGAGATGAATATGTTCTCATTCGAGGCTGATGTATTTGGGTACAAGGCTATATGTATGAATACCACGGAGTTTAACTCTACTACATTTGAATCTATGTATAACCCTAAGAGACATGATCTGATGATGCCATTTTGCTGGAACGGAAGATTCTTCAGATGCTCGTTCTATACCACCAAGGAGGAGGTGGATGTCTCGGCTCTGGCACGCAAGGCCAACCCCGGTGGAGGAGGCCATAAGGCGGCGGCAGGCTTCCAGCTTAGCGCAGAGGATATGATGGAGTTTTTGAAAACAAAGAAAATGTTATGATTGGACTAGGATCTACCTTTATAATAATGGCGTGTTCTATCTATTTGATAGTAGAAGGAAATGAAAAGAATGATTCGACTAAATTTTATGGAGGGATAATAGCAGCGATCTTATCTATCTTTTTGATGTGTTTAGTAATACAAAATATAAAAAATACAGAAAATATGGGGAAAATATACAAATTAAAGAGACTTAATGAAATGAAGCTAGATGATTATGGCTTCGGTCTGTTCGAGTACAATGGCGCTCTTTATTTCAAGGAGGCAGAGGGTGAGAGATGCTTTGATGTAAGAAGCGGGAATGAGGTTATTATCGGTAAAGATAAGATTGTAACGGTCTTGGAGGATTGATCATGAGAAAGCTTAATGACACCAACAGGACAAGGAAGAGGAGCGTACGGCACTCGTGGATAAAGGCGGGTCCGGGGATCCAACGCTGCGCTATTTGCGGGATTACGAAGCAAAGCGAGTGGAGGGACGGGAAGACCTCGCATTGCGTATATCTATCATCTGGTGAGCTTTATTCCATAACAGGTGAGACACCAGAATGCAGGGATCTTAGCGAATTTTATTAATCTAAAACATGAAAATATGACATGGTATGATACTTACGAGGAAATAAAGACCAAATATCTGGATACTGTTTTTGAGGAATATTGGTTAACGAAAGATGATGCTGATAAACTAAGGAATCATGAATCAGTTAAAAAGGGATGGGCTACAATTGAAAATAATCCTGATACAAGCGGTTTTATTATATCTAGTGACAAATGTGTTATCAATGGCTTTAAAGCAGAAAAGAATGATGGGGATGAGCGAAGCATATTGCTGCATATTGGAATACTGTCTCCTTTTAATGATGATCCAGTAATAATAATAAAGCAAAAAGGAATTTAAGATGAAAGAAGAATTTAGCAAATACGACAAGGTTGTTTATGACGGTGAGGGATTTGAGGTACTTGAAACCGCCGATCGTACAGGAATGATGAAATTAGGCCCATTATTTAAAGCATCATATGAATATGCTTGGGCTGACGAGGAAATGGTTGTATCATTAAACAGGGCTATTAAATTAAGGATTATTGATGAGGAAACGGTCGATAAGCTTACGGATTATAGCTCTATCGGCGAGGGTCTATGTAATACCAATGAGTGGGAAGCGACAGACGCACCGTTCGTCGGGAAGGACGGCAGCGGGAAGAACGACCGGGCCGACGGCAAACTCCGGTGGGACCTCCTTCCTTTGGCTGAGATAGAAGACATCGTGAGGGTATATACAGAAGGTGCCAAGAAGTATGCTGATAACTCATGGCAGGATATACCTGATGGATTCAATAGGTATTTTGCTGCGAGTCAACGTCATATAATGGAATATATGAAAGGAGAGAAATTTGACAAAGAAACCGGTTGTTATCATCTTGCATGTGCGGCATGGAATATAATAGCTATGTTATATTATGACAAACATGGGAAAGGTAAGGATATGTCTAAAAATAAGACATTTAAATTCATAGAGGAAGCATCCATAGTACATGGGAACAGATACGATTATAGCAAATCAATATATAATGGGCATGACAGAAAGTTAATTATAACATGTAAGATACATGGAGATTTTATGCAAACACCTCATAATCATCTAAACGGGCATGGGTGTCCTAAATGTAGATATGACATGAACATAAGATTAATATGCGGGGTTGGTGTAAATGACATATACGGGAGTAAAAACGATAGGAGTTATAACACATGGTGTCATATGATAAAGAGATGTTACATGAAATCTAAAAAATTCAATGCATATAAAGATTGCTATGTATGTGATGAATGGAAAATATTCAGCAATTTTAAAAAATTTTATGATGAGAATTGCCATGATAGTACATTTCATCTTGATAAAGATATAATATTCCAAGGGAACAAAGAATACTCACCTCAAACATGCGTGTTTGTTCCCATGGAAATAAATGAATGTATAAAATCTGAATGGTCAAACAATAAGACTCTTCCACTGGGTGTTACTAAAACGAAATATGGTAAATACAGGTCAAGATGTAGAATAGAAAAAGGGGAAGGAGAGACACATATAGGTGTGTATGAAAATGAAAAAGAAGCATTTTATGCCTATAGAGAATTTAAGAAAAAAAGGCTGAAGGAAATGGCCGAAAAATATTTTAATAATGGATTGATAGACAAAAGGGTGTATGATGCCATATTGTCGTATGAGATATATCCATTTAAATATGGGGACAAGAGAAATGATGAATATGATTACACAAGTAACAAACATAACAAAGGGTTAATAGAATGGAAGAGTCGGGAGAAAGAGTAGTAGATGAGAGATTAAGAGCTATCAATAAAAAAACCGGTAAATACGTTGATTTAATCAAGCGCACTATTTATAATGATACTCCATTTCCGATAGTTAAGTATCTTAATTATAGTTATGATGAATTGAATTATGATTATGTAAGGTATCTGAATTTTGATGTAGACATAAATTGGGAGTTGCGTAGATATCAGATTGTTAAAGATTTATTATCTAACAATTTCGATGGAAGGAAGATGGGTATAGATGAGGTAGATAATGCTATATTTACTGCTGATTTAATTATTAACAGATTAAAAACTATTTAAAAATGGTAAGAATTGATTTTTTCACGAAGAAAGACGCTGAGTACAGCGATTACATGCGATATATTATCGCCAACACATTACAGGAGTATGAGGGTGAGGTCACGTTAAACCAGATCCCGGAGAACAAAGCCACGGAGGAGGAGATATCCAAGTACGGTATAGAGGTATATCCTACTATCATCGTCAGTGGAGATAACATGGATGGCTTTAATAAACTTGAAGGGATGGCCAGAAAAGCTGATCTTATTAACGTCATGTCATTATACGATAAGAAATAGGCTTATGACGATAAGGGATAAATATTTTGGCTGGAAGGATATATTCTTTAGCAGATTCGTACATTGTTGTAATGAAAAAAGTGACCAACCGCAAGGAAGTAATATACCTCTAGCCAAAATAAACTTCGATAACAAGACAGGATATGTGGAGGACGGGACTATTAATATAGCCGAGCTTCTTCAATATCTTTGGATAAATAATAAGGTCTATAGGTGTGAATATGCACCCATAGATATATCCTCTGTCTTGCAAACATTGATTAGATTGACCGAGAACGCTAAGTTCATATTTGACGACCAACCAGGCATACATGATATGATCCCATATAGAGGTTTTTTTCTTAGAGATGATTTTTTACCCGGGAAAGATTATTCACTTGATTTGGATAAAATAGTGAGCGGGATGGGAGGATGGTATGGGGAGGATGAGGATCCATGTTACTCGATGTTCGTCAGTCAAGATCAGATATGGAACTTGAACCCGATATTGAAGGTATTAGCTGATGAGGGATCTATTCTAGCCAAGGAGCTTGGGTATGATATGAACTCATATGTCAGCGATAATGGATACACGATATACAACCCCTACCTCTCGTGGATTAATCATTACTATCATTATTGCCCGACATTTAATGAGGATAAGCTGAAACCTTGGGATAGGGTGGAAGACAGAAAGAATAAATTCAAGATGACGGATAAGGTTAAGAGAGGCGCCAATAATTGGTATTATTCAGGCGGGACTATATCTTGTGTGGATAATTTCTTGGGGAAAGAATACAGGAAGAATCTCCGGACTTTTATATATCGTGGAATAGTGTTCTTTTTAGATCGGATATGGCATACACCATTGTTTGAGAAGATGGGCGTGAAAATGAAGTACAACGCTTATTATTGCTATGCCGCTACCTCCGGGATATGGTATGATAAGGGGTTCAAGAGAAGACTAGCCAAAAGGTTTAACAAGTCGCTGGGCGGCGATGGGGAGCTGTTCGGTGCTAACCTAGCCTGCATGGTATGTGACCGTAAGGATATCAATTGGGAGGCGCTTCGTCTTTGGCTTGACAAATACGATGATCCTACTGATAAGGGTATGGTGAATAGCCCTATCCAATTTATGTATTTATATTTATATTACTATTTTAACAAATAACTTGAAATGAAGAAGATAAATGACTGGGTTATAAGAACATTTGGGCTGAGAGGTTCATGGAGCTGGGCTAAGAAGCAGATGTTAAATGGAGCGATCATTAAACGTAAGGCCACTATAGGGACATATAAAATAGCCATTGATAATGACAAGAATAAGTTACTTGTAGCTACATGGGATCATCTAGATCAAAGTCCTGTATGGGAAAGGTGTCCGCATAGTTTATTAGATGAAGATGCGGTTGATTATTTTGTCACAGCTCATAAGGAATTATCATATGGGGGCATAAAGATCAGGATGAAAGATGAATTTAATTGTATCGATAAAATGTTGAAAGCATGAAAAAGATTACCGATAAAGACGTAGAGGCTCTTAAAGCCGGAAAGAAGGTGACAAAAGGCTTTATCCATATGCAGTTGGATGATAAGGGGATATTGAACATGTGGACTGATAACAATATAACTGACAAATATAGGGACTTTGAAATAGACGTTAACAAATTGTTTGATCATGGGATTCTTACTGAAGAATATGATAAACTTAGAATTATAAACATACATCAATAAGGTAGAAGAATATGAGAAGAAGGATGATAGGCGGTCAAACCGTTTCAAACGGTATATATATCTTACATATTAATGGCAAGTTATATACTCGTGATAAATGGAATTATTCGTGGAGAAACGACGCCGTGGGAGTGGCGTTGATAAGCGACAACAGCAGCTTCGTTATTTCAGGTATTGAGATTAAGAATCGAAGCTGGTCTAATACGACTGGATTGATCCAAGGAGTGACTACAATAACATCAAGTAATGAAGCCAAAAAAGATTTTAATGGATTTCAAAACACACAAAGTATTGCGGAATATACGCATGCTAGTGCCGCTTATGAATGTACTGTTACTCAATTCAAGAACGGGCAAATGGGATATCTAGCATCAGTGGGAGAATGGATGGAGATCATAAATAATTTAGATGAGATTAACAGATGCATGTCTCTTATCGATGGATTAGATATAGACGGAGGCGCTACAAGTTATTGGACTAGCACTCAATATAATTATGAGAAAGCATGGTTAGTGACTTATAACGGGAATGAGTTTTATCCAAATGATGAGAGAAAGGGCGTTTCCTTCTATGCTATTAGAGTAATATCACAATTAATATAAAAAACAATTATGACAAAGAAACAGTTAAGAATCCCATTTAAAGATGGGAAACCATGTAAGTGGGTTAAAGATGATCATGACGAGGAACGTGATAATTATGAGTTCGAGGAATGCCTTGAGATACACGGATTCGTTCGTGGACGCTCTTCGGCTGTAATGATATTAAGACCGGCGAATGATCATGGGGAGGATTTTAATTATGCCAAAAGTGTCTATTACCAAGTATTCTTGACAGACAGTAAGGAAGTAATACAGAACATGATGCATGGAATCATATATGGTAAATGGACGTTTGTTAAGAGAGGCGAAAATTTTGGTATAAAATTGGTTAAGGTCTTACCTAAGATACATAAAATCTCCCTTGATATGATCGCAAAGGATATTTTTAGGCCTGAGAATAAATAAACAATATGAAAGTATTATCATTATTTGACGGAATATCATGTGGGTATCTAGCGTTACAAAGAGCCGGCATACCTATAGATGCTTATTACGCCTCGGAGATAGACAATACATGCATAAAGGTGAGCCAGAAGCATTTCCCTGATATTATCCGGTTAGGAGATGTCAATAACTGGAGAACATGGGATATCCCTTGGAAAGACATAGATCTGGTCATGGGAGGGTTCTGTTGCCAGAGTTTCTCTAGCTCAGGTAAGGGTAAGGGATTCATGGACGCAAGGGGGAGACTTTTCTTTTGCTTCTCGGACATCGTAAGGCATTTAAAGAAGGAGACCAAAGGTAAGATCCTGTTCTTGGGCGAGAACGTCCGGATGCGGGACGAGCATCGCCGAGTGATAACGGAGGAGCTGGGCGTAGAGCCGGTGGAGATCGATAGCGCCTTGGTATCGGCGCAGACCCGGCATCGTCTTTATTGGTGTAATTGGCCAGTAGAAATGCCGAAAGACAAACATATATCGTTAGATGATGTTTTAGAGCATGACAAGGGTTGGAATCCGGGAGCCATAAGAGGGAGATATATAGGGACCATTGTCGGTAGAAGGATAGGAGAGGACGGGTATCGAAAGGATTGTGACAAGGACATAAAAATAACGCAATGTCTGGAGATAAGAAAAGATAAGAATACCACTCCCATCAAGAAAAGTAATTGCCTGACAACAGTCATGAAAGATAACGTGATCTCATCACTACCTCCCGGAAGATATCCTAACGCCTTTGACATGAAAGACAAATTCAGATACCTGACCCCGGTGGAGATGTGTAGGCTACAGACATTGCCGGATGATTACCTTGACGGGATAGCTCCGAATACGGCCATGTCTTTAGCGGGTAACGGATGGACAGTGGATGTGATAGCCCATTTGCTAAGAAGCATCGAACGTAAGCAGATAAATGATATTGTAAAGGAATTTCGCAAAATTACTGATGAGCTTATGTTCGGGTCATTAGAAACGGATATAATGTGACATGTGAAGGTGAACACGAACAAAATGAGACCATACGGAAGAATCAAGACAGTTAAGGGATCTTTATGGAAAAAGGATATACATCCACCGAAAGGGCACAAGAATTGGTGGGATGACATATGCGATCCTGTACCTAGAAGTACTATGAAGCTTAAATTTAAAACAGAGTTAAGAGATGATTATAAACAAGAAATGGTCAATGCCGAACAGCGAGACATTCAGCATAAAACCGATAAGGGAACTTATAGATAAATATAGAGAAGAGGGGATGGTTATAGTGGATCCATTCGCCAGAAACAGCGATATAGGGACGATCACCAACGATCTTGATCCTGATACTAAGGCTATGTATCATAAGGACGCCACGGACTTCCTGTGTGGTCTTAAGGATAATATAGCTGATATGGTACTATATGATCCACCATATTCCACGAGACAGGTATCCGAGTCGTATAAAAGACTTGGAGGTGCTGTTGATATGCAAACAACACAATCTAGTTATTGGGCTAAGCAGAAGAAGGAGATAGCTAGGATCACCAAGAAAGGAGGGGTGGTCATTACCTGCGCGTGGAACTCCGGCGGTATAGGGACCGGGCTTGGCTTCGAGCAGCAGGAGATTCTTCTCGTGGCTCATGGGGGATGGCATAATGATACGATTGTTACTGTAGAAAAAAAGATCAAAGGTTAGATGAAAGAAAGGATATTCACCACAAAAGAACAGGGGAGGGTGTTGGTCGAGGCCGGCCTTCCTATCTCCACCGCCATCGGTTTCAGAGACAAGTATCTGGATCAATTACATTCTATGGAGGATGACGCTGGTCGTATAGGACTGATCGAGGCTGTTACCCCGGATATATCCAATCCTGTTTGGGATGTAGGGACGTTATTGAACTTACTCCCAGCCGAGATAAAGGGTTATACGTTAGAGTGCTATAAATTTGAAGACAAGTGGTTCGTGTCGTATATGGATGAGGACGATATCTCCGTATATTGGAGCAACGAAAAACTTCTTATAGACGCGTTATTCTCATTGATGATAGATTTGATTAAGTGTGGATTATATGAAACAGAAACCAAAGATAAGATATAAAACAGAGGAATATCCTCCTATGGAAGGTGTTCCTCTTTTAGGATACAACAAAAGATATAGCTGTCCGTGGGAAGTAATGTATAGGAGAGGGGATAAGTACTACACCTGCATGAAGTATGATGCTGAATTTGAAACATATCCACCGGAAGAATATGAATATTTATATCCATGAAAATATGAAACAAGTAACAAGAATAAGATACAAAACAGAGGATAATCCGCCTATGGCTAATGTCCCTCTTATAGGATACAGTTTGGAATACGACTGCAAGGTAGCGTTGGTATACAGAAAGGGGGATAACTATTACACCAATATGGAGTGCGATGTTGAATATAAGACATCTCCTCCAGATGAGTACGAATACGTATATCCGTGAGAATTAGAAGGGATATATTTATATTTAAGCATGATTAATATTATTTTAATATTATTCATGCTTTTATTTTTGTTTAAATCCTATCTTTGTATCAGTATTAAAAACCAGATTGTTATGAACAAGTTGATTTTAAACAATATCCAAGACCTGTGGAGGTGGAGGGAGAAGATAAACATTGATGACTTTAGAGAGGAGCCTATGGCTGAGGATATGCCACTCTATTTCCCATGCGCTGTTATCTGGCATGAAGATTATGGTGAGCATGACGATGATAATTATATATGTTATGGATTTGTTTATGTAGCAGAAATATTAGGGATATGAGTGTTAAGAGACAGATATTTATTAATAACAAAGATATTGATGGGAAGATAGATAGTAATACGATATTTGATTTCGATTTCAATGTTGACAAGAATATTCTTGAAAAAATAAAAGCAAAGAAGGAGAGCAATAAACTAAATACAAAAGATTGGGCGCTGTTCTCGCTTATGGTTTTGTTTATTTTTGCGATGGGAGTTGTAAGTGGATGGTTGGCGTTTAATTGTTTAGGCATTGGAGAAGATTAAGGAACATTTTAAAAATCAATAGATATGAAATTACTATTTTTCGATTTAGAGACAACAGGGGTTAAGTTCTGGAGAAACGGGATACACCAAATAGGAGGGATCGTGGATATCAACGGGCAGGAGGCCGAGAGGTTTGACATCCGCCTAGCCCCGAACCCTGCCGCCACGATAGAGCAAGAGGCACTGGACGTGGCTGGCGTTACCTTGGAGCAAGTGCAGTCGTATCAGCCTATGGAAGAAGGGTACAGGCAGTTAGTTGGTATATTATCCAAATACGTGAATAAGTTCGACAAGAGGGATAAAATGTATTTGGTGGGGTATAACAACGCAGGATTCGATAACAGCTTCCTACGGGCTTTATTTACCCAATGTGGGGATAAGTATTTCGGATCATGGTTCTATCCTAACTGTATGGATGTATATGTTATGGTGACACCATTCCTGATGGGTGTAAGAAACGATATGGAGAACTTTAAGTTGATGACCGTGGCTAAGACCATGGGTATTGAGATTGATGAGAATAAACTCCATGACGCTACTTATGATATTGAGCTGACTAGGGATATATTTTATAAGATAATCAACAAAATGGATGTTAAGTTATGAGGGGAATTTTAGAGGCTATGCATGATTACCCGGATGAGGCGCTTGGGTTGTGTTTCTTTCTGATAGTGATTGTCTGGTTATTGTCAGGTGTATTTGAGAAAAAAGATGAATGATAAACTTGATGAGATACTGGATCTCCTAAGATCTCAAAATGAGATGATTAAGGATATTCACGATTATGTGAAAGAAGTTACCAGCGAGAAATATATAGGGGAGTCTAGGATGACCAGCTTCTCTATTAACTTGGCCGCTGATATACTTACCGAAGCCATTAGCCCTAAGATAAAGGGGATGATGGTGGATTTATTAAGGAAACAGGGATGGAAAACCGAATGAGACATGGGAACATATGAGAAGAAGGTAAATCAGTTAAAAGATTTGATGGTAAGGAAATACAAATCGGCTTACGATAAGTCTAAGGAAATGGACATAGATATAAGCTCGATGACATATCTTCCAGAACCGGACGTATTCAATGTTATGTATACTGAGCATATGTCCGTTATTCTTGATCGGGTTAATAAGATCATAGATGATAACAAGGATAAGCTTAAGAATCCGACTTGTTCTACATGCGTACATCTGCATGATAATGATTGGGCGAAAAGATACGGGAAGGTATGTTGCTCTATTTGGCAAGTGTGTGATCATTATATCAACCCTAACATTAAATATAACAGGAAGCAAAAGACTTATGTTAGACGACCAAGCAACAAAGCTTGTCCTAATTATGAGTATGGTGATGATAATTTTGAAAACAGAAAAAGATGTATAAAAGAAAAGAATACCCGATAAAGAGCTATGTGCCGATGCGCACCAACAAGGATAGGACGTGTATCTGCTGTGGCGATACGATCCCAGCCGGCAGCAGTAGGATGATACCTAGACACGCTAAGGCAAATCACGGTCTATGTTTCCCATGCTTCAGGAAATGGAGAGATACCGGAGGAGATCTTAAGCTTATGAACAACCCAGGAGATGCGAAGAAAGAATATGTCATACATATGTCTAATATCCTGAAAGGGAATTGTGATATAATAAAAGGTCGAAAGCTTTACGTGGCTTTTAAAAAGGCGATAAACGGCGGAAAGAAGATCGTTATCAAATTTGACACTGATCAACCGATATCTATGTCAACAAGAGTCATGAATCCTTCATTCGGGGAGATTATGGATGAGTACGGCAAGGACATATTCCAAGGTAATCTCAAACTGGTAGATGTCCCAAAAGGAGTTAAAGACTTGATAGTTAACTATATAGAAAAATATCGTAAATTATGAACTTCAAGACATTTATATTCATGATCCTGACATTCAGGAGAGTAGATCCTATACCTAGGAATATAGGTCTTATGTTAAGTACAACGTTCTGGATATCTATAGTATGGATAATATCCAACTTTACTATATTGATAATGAGATTAATAAAATAGACAAGATGAAACAAGGAGACGTGATATACAAGAATGGTGTGGAGCTGCTTGTAGTATTAAGCTACGACCATAATGAACCATGTAAGGGTTGCTTCTTCTACGAGGATAAGGCGTGCGGATCAGAAAGACTGATAAAATGCTGGGATTGTAAAAAGGAATATATATTCACGGCTATACGTAAATATAATACGACTGAACTGTGCGGAATAGTAAAAAGATATGAGGAGACGTATGAGCGATATCAAAGAAAAGGCTATCAAATTAGCCATAGAGGCCATGAAACCTATCCCGGTATATTCATCACCATGTTATAGCATAAACGACAGCAGATCGCCGGAGGAAAAACATGAGGAAGATATGAGGTTTTGCAAGGAGTTTAACGACCTTAAATGCGAAATGCTTATTGATATGGCCAAGAAAATAGAGGAGTATTTATTATAAGGATACTATATTGATGATCGGGGACGCTTCCGGGAAAGAAGGACAGCTCTCCGACTCCGATAAGAAGACGGCGGAGAACTTCGGGTGTGAGTATATGGATGTGGATGATTTTGTGGATAAATATAAAGACTGATAACGAAAATAAGAAGGATAGGGTGATGATCTCCTATCCTTCTATTATTATGTAAATCCATTTTTGGATTACATTAAGCATCAATAGTATAACTATTTATTTATACTCATCTTTCTTTCCTTGTTATCAAACATTCCATGCAAAACTCAGTTATCATACATACAATTGTTGATCTTCCCTCAGTAAGGTTTTTACCATTTTGGGTAAAAACTTTATAATAAATATCTTTAGTGAACCTATTATCACCAGTAAGCGCTCTAATAGCCTTACCTTTATCAGAATGATTGCAGTGAGGGGCATCATATCGTGAACCGACCATATTTCTCAAAAACGCTCCTTTTCTTTCTTGACAATTCTTCCAGTTTAACAAATCCCTTTAATGTTATCATGACAGTCACGGCCTTAGCCTCCCAATATTCATCACCGGGATCAGATCCATATGTAACTAATCCAGAATTACGAGCGGACTGATACGCTTCTATCCTACCTCTCTCGTTCCTAAAAACGTATTTCAATTCCTGTAATAACGGATACATGTTCTTAATTCCGATATAATAGCCAAATTGCTCAAAATACTTTGATGATTCACGGATAAGGACACCTTCTCTTGGAATAGACCTTTTAAACATATCAATTACCGGTTCATTCTCCTTTATAGTATCTATAGCTGTATTTAATTCAGCTTGAACCATTCTCTTTTCTTTCTCACTCTTTTCCTTAGCCTCCAAAGCTAATCTAGCTTCCTTCTCAGCTTTCATCCTAGCCTCATACTCATCAGCCCATGCTCTTGCGGCTTTAGCCGGATCAGAAAAGTCGGGGATGCACAAACAATGCTTTCGATTATCCTCTAACTCTTTTAAGGCTCTCAGTTCTTTTTCTTTCTCTATAAAATACCTTCTGGCTATCTTTCCTTTATCATTGTTTTCTACCATGCATAGCTCTTTAGCCATATCTATTAATAGCAGATAATCCGTTTTAGCAACTATCTGTGTATCAGACTCCCCCGTTTCGGGGAGTCTGTCATTCAGTAAGTTACCTAAATAATCATATTTTATCAACACAAAGTCTTGATTTTCAATAAAATCATATTTAGATATACGATCTTTTATCCATGACGTAAAATCCCTCCTTACTTGAAGAAACGCATGAAGGAATCTTGCGTCTACAACCTTGTGGTTGTTATTATCTACTACCGGTATTAATATGTTTAAATCCATTTCGTTGGATTCGGACGTCAAAATTCCACTACTATTCTTCGTGGAATCATGAAAAAGATCTACATTTGCATTCATGAATAGAATGTTTATTCCCATCCGTCCGGGATGGATAGATGGGAATGCAAAAATAGCCAATATGATTGTTTTAAGCAATCTACTGGCTATTTTTTTGTCATACTATATCAGTTATCTTCCCCTGTCAAAGTACCAATTAGCGTCCTCACCGGACTCGTCCTTATCCCTACCTCCTAAGAAGAATCCCATCGTCATGCCGTTGGTCATCAACCAGTAGTCGGATGTCTGCTTAATATCCCTAGCCGTCTTGATATTATACCATTGCTTACCAAATGAGAACTTCATGAGCTGCCTCCATAGCTTGCTCTCGCCCTTATACACGCCGGTCTGGACGGTAGCGAACGGATCCCAGTTCCGAGGATCGGTGAGGTCGCCTAACTTTCGGGCCGTGACCAGCGGGTCTTGTAACATATCTATAGCGTTAAGCTCCATGAACGGGGATGTCTGGGAAGCGATCTCATTGATCGTCCTGAATCCTATATAGGTAATGAACTGCCCGAACCAGCTATCCTCATTATCCTCCCTATATCCCATCAACGCCCGTCCTATGGCTATCATGGTAGCGAATACCGCCATATTAATAATAGATCTCTTAATATTAGTCTGTTCATAAGGATTAAGCTTATTATACTCCTCCTTCATCACATCATATATCTCTCCCATCCTTCCTTCGGACATAGTATTGTAAACATCCCCGGCCAGTCTCCATAATGTCCTCATATATCCTTCCTCGAACTGGTTGGTCTGGAAATTGAAACCGGCTTTCTTATACGCCCGCTGTACGGCCAATATAAACCATCCACGATGAGGCAGAACCATGTTAAGGATAGCGTTCCGGCTAGCCCCCACCCGGTTCTGCTCGTTCAAGGCGCCGTCACAGATCTGCACCATGCTCCTGACCCTACTGGACAAGGTGGGTATATATCGGTCTATAATATCCTTGTTAGCCTCGTTCTTAGCCACGATCTTTCCGTCCTTGACATCTACCATGTTCCACATAGAATAATCCATTAAACGCTCCCAATCGCGTTTAGCCTCGTTAGCGGACATATTCCTGTCCTTCATCATCATCTCCTTGAAATTGGAGTATGACCAGAACTGACCCTCGTATAGGCGGGTATCATCCATGACCGAGATAATAACCTGCGGATCCAACGGGGAGTTAAGAACCTCCATCATCTTAAACGGCAGGTCCCGGAATAAGGTTCTCCAGATCTTGTTGTACGCCGCCGATCGTACACGGTTGCGGACATTAAACACACCTAGGGCCTCTCCAACGACATATAGCTTGTTAGTACGGTTTATGTCCCCGATCTCAGACACGTACGTACTCAACTGCTTCTGGGCTTCCCCATAGGCGTATTTCATGGAATCCTTGCTTATATACTGCCCCACCATACCCTCCAAAAGGAAGTTGGCCTGCCCGGTAAGGGCACCGGTAGCCGCCACGAACGGGGAGAAGCCTAAGTTGGATTTGGATACGAATTTGGTAAACATAAGAGCCAGCTTATTAAGATCGACCTTATAATTACCTATATTCCATTCCGCCCGCTTATTGTTTATCCTGACGTCATAGATACTGGCGTTAACCCAATCTTGGAACATCCTATAGGCATGCGTCGCCTCTGGGTTCTTACCGCCGTCGTATTGTGTCTCAAGCATCATGTTCCTGTATCCCATGACATCATCCAAGGCCGCCCTCTTATACTTGTAAGCGGTAGCCTGTAAGGATAACATGGAATAGGAGTAGGCGAAGTCATGGGACACGTCGTTGGCGTTCTCCAGCTTACTAAGATAGTATTTTGGGATCATACGATATTTGTTATCGTTCTCATCAAGCCCTCCTAGGTCTTGTCCCTGACCATGTATAGGGTCATCCACCCTCTCGCCAACGATATCACGTACGGCGTTGCCGATAGCCGCCTTCGGGTCAACCCCGGCCTGCACCATCCTCTCCACGCCGCCCTTGGATATTTGTGGTATCTGGTAGATATTCCTGAACCGCTCATCATAATCCTCCATAGCCTTACGGCTTATGTTAAGCAATTCTTTCCTCATCTCCCACTTATCCTTATTGATCGTAGCTTCCTCCCCCTCGTTGGTAATACCGTATTTCTTGAAGAAAGCCTCATTCTTGTACTTATCGAACCTAGGCGTATGATATCCATAACCCAGATCGGGATTATAATTAGGATTACGGAAAGAACTCTCGGCGTCAGCCTCATCAAGCCACTGGTTATTGATCGTCAGATCGATCATATTAATATCAAACCCGAAACGGGATACGCTCTCTTCCTTAGATATACCATTTTCTATGGCATCAAAGAACTCGGATACCTTATACGTACCGTTATTTATCTTGCTGATGAAATCAGAATATCCCTTGGGAGAGTATTTCCTCATATAAGGATACAACCGGGTTCTGGCGTACTCGACAAGGATCTTATCAGCCTTACCCATCGCTATGTCGTTAGCTAGCTTATTATTGAAGTCAGGACCGTATTTCCTTCTCAAAAACGATACCTCCACGGTTGTCCATGACGGGTTCTTCCTGGATAGCTTGGCGGCCATCCTATCCACCTGACTCCGGGAGCGGGCGGACATATGCTCCTTGGCGAATTTAATCTCATCCATACCCTTGTCGTATGCCATGGCATCCCTTAAAGCGTTACGGTAAGAATCCGTGACTCCACTCTCCACCGTATCAGGCATATCCATCTCAATAGCCTCAGCGGAAGCGGCGGCGTTAATAACGCTCTTAGCCTCAGCCAGACGATCATATAACTCGTTTATCTTTCTTAATGAGGCGGATCCACGTAACCTATCGAAATCATATTCCCCGTATCTCGTGCTATCCCGGTACTGGATAAGCAAAGGTCTTAGCTGGTCATTGATCTCGTTTATTGTCGCCATCGCCTCCTCTACCGCCTCTATCCTTGACGATGATGCGGATTGCTCCGTGATCTTATCAACCAGATTCTTGTAATAATCACCCTCCTCGGATCCCCACATATCCTTGGAGAAACCAAGATGACCACCGGCCAGCAGGAACTCGAACGCCGCCTTACCGCCCTCTGACCGCTCTATCCCGTGAAGTATCTCCTTGAATTCCGCGGAAGCCTTACGACCCTCGTTGGTATTCCCGAACTCCTCGGCCCACGCCTCGTCCCATGCCTTGATCTCCTCGGACATCATCAGAGCCTCGGATCCCTCTTCCTTTGGTGTCCCGTCGGAATACCACTCACTCTTGGCTATAGCCCTATCACGTAAAATATCCAGATAAGATCTCCAAGCTATAGGATCGGATTGAAACGCCTTCCAATCGACCTTCCCGTTCCTCACGAACTTATCCATAGCCACATACCGGCTCCTGCGGATACGGGTCATGAAATCGGACGTGGCTTGCGATACCCTACGACCCAGTCTTTCCTCGACCTTCTTATTAACTTTCTCGATCTTATCGTAATAAGCCTGCACCATAGGTTTCTCTCGGTTCTCATCCAACCACTTATTTATCGTATCCAGATACCGTTGCTGATCCTCGAACGTCATGTCCGAGATATCGAAATTCTGGATGGTAGGCTTGAATATATGATATACCTCCTTAGTGATAGGCTTATCCCCGTCATATCCTACTATGTCGTCACGGGTCTTCACCTTAAGGCCTCTATCGGATAGAAGAAGGTCGATAAGCTGTTTCTCGGTCTTACCCGTAACATTCTTAAGATCATATATATCGATAATAGCCTTAGCCTGCTCGGTCCTGTATAGCAAATCGTATTTAGCGAAATCACGGGACGAGTCAAGGTAATCCGAGTTCTTCCCATTTATCTTCTGTATAAGATCCTCATTATCCTTTATCCCCCATCCACGCTCTTTCATCATCCTAGTCATCTTATTGATATTGGATATACCCTCGGTATGGGCTTCATTATGGGCCTTGGCTAGACGTTGGCCTAACATACCTAAAATAGCGTTACCACTATGCTCCAGCGTACCAAAGAACCGGGACATGACATTGATATCCTTATGGATGTTATTTATCAACTTCTTTATCCCATTCCAATATCTTTCCGGGATATTAAACATCCTGAGCTGTCCATCCAGCCAGTCCTCATTACGATCACTTCGAAGAGCATTTATATCAGACATGGATGTCTCAGCCATACGTAATATATCATCCATATCCTCTACCATACCAACCTTATTGCTGCCATAATAATCAGCCGCCTGATTATTGACGAATCCACGAAGGTTCCTGATCAGAGGAACTATCTCCCCATATACGTTATCGATAACCTGTATCGTCTCATAATCCAATCCTTTTCCGCTCTTACGTAGGCTACTGGCGACAGTGACCAAATACTCCACCTCGGCCTTGGCGGTCGCTATGACGCTCTTGGTGGATAACAGGTTGTTATTCTTATTTAGCTCACCCCCGACTTGTCTCACCTTCTCTCCTATATCACGAAGAAGGGAGATACTCTCACCGATCCTCTGGCTTTGGCTTGATCTCATCCTCTGCAATCTGGTGTATAGCCTTTCCAATGACCTACCGTTCTTGATCAACTTATTAGCCACGTCAACGTCCGATAACGAGTACATGAGATGATCGCTATCCTTTAGCAGAAGCACGTCAAAGGCGCTTGGATCATCAGCTAACGCCGACTCCTTTATCCTGTCAAGTACCTTATTTAAATCCGATCTTTGGCTGGAGAAGAAATTACGTATAGCTCGTACCATCCTGCCAAACAAGGAGAGCTGGGCGTCCTCGGACGAGGTCAGATCCTCCACCGCCTGTTCCATGCCCGGAACGAACCGCTGGGCCAACGTTTTGCCTAGGATCTCCCGCTTCACCATCCGATCCAGTTCCTCCCCTTGGTATTCCTTCCCATACACCTCATAGTAACGACCGGCGAATTGATTCCATAATGGCGTGCCGACAACAGAGTCCAGAACCTCGTCAATCTCCTGTTGGTTACGGTAAGTATCGATCAAGAAATGAGCTACCTCCTCATTAAGATCCTCTACCGTAGCCCCCTCAGCCAATGCTATCACGCCATTAGCCATATCGGATAACGCCCTAGCGGAAGGATCTACGCCATTACGCATCTTATACTTATCCATATATTCGGACATACCCATCACGCGGATACCTAATGTGGATAAGATGTTGGTAATATCGGTTCTATTCTGAAGATCCTCCGCCTTCTCGTTCTCGATAACCCCACGGACATTGCTTCCGTACAAAGCGTTATCCTCCATCATCAACGACAAGGCTAGCTCCATGAATCCATCATACTTGTTATTAAGCTCCTCAAACTTGCCTTGCCTTAACATACCCTTGATCTCCGATCTGCTTACCGTAACCTTCTCCCCGGACGTAGTGATAAGATCAAGATCATTACTTACCTCCGTATCAAAACCTATAGAACCCAATACGTTCATTTCGGAGGACTGACTTCCAAATCTATTTTTAAGGCTAGAGAAGGCATCCATAGCGTTATAGATCTTAAGACCATCAGAATTGCCGGCTCCAGTAAGATAATATCTATCCCCTAGCCTTATACGCTCCCCACTCAACATACCTTTCTTGATAAGGTAATTAACAAACCCTCCACGAGTGCTTACATCTGAGTTTGAGCTAATACCAAGGACCGGGATGAATGACTCACTGTTATTAAGGGTTATGGAGGAAGAGCCAAAGGAGATGTCAGCCGTACCGGACGGGACGTCGCTCTCCTCGACACTGCCGGCCAAGAACCCGGCCTCGACCCGCCCACCGGACGATCCTTTTATGGCGTTGGCGTAAGATTCGTGTATCTTGCCGTCATCCGATCTAAAGAACAGGCGAGGCTCACCGGAATCATATACCAATCTTGAAGATGGAGGAGTATAATTCTCAATATTATTTAACGGCAAGACATTGCCAGAAAATATGATCTCCCCGTCTATACTTCCGCCTTTCACCCTAATATTAGGTCGTTGCCCGGTAGAAGCGCTTTCCACGGCCTTCCATAACATACGGGCTGTCTCCTTAATGTCTATATTCTCCCTGATAGCCCTTATATCATCCCATGACGCCTCTTTCAGTATCGTGTCGCCAATATTATCCTCATTTATGGAATCCAAATCCACCTCCTGTACCGTGGATGTATCTACCACCGCCATATCACTGACCTCACCTACCTCTCCGGAAGTAAGATAAGCCACTACATTGTCGCTATTCCCAAGGCTTCTGGCCAACGCCGGGGCGTCCATATCACTTATGGCAGACAAGACCTTGGCTGACATAAGTTGTCCCCACTCGCTAGCGTTAAGTCTGGCACTTATGGATCTGGCGGCCTCCTTATTCCTTGGTACGGACTTCGTCCAGTCACCGAACTTAGACCTAAACTTATCGTTATAAATAGTCATATAAGCTTCAGCGGCCTTATTAAGGTCACTTACGGCGGCTATACCCGCTATCTTATCAAACAAGGTGGATACCTCTCCGGAAGGGGTCAAGACACGGGTTATCTTACCCTTACTATTTCTTTTAATTACACAACTTGACATAACTTCATGTTTTTGACAAAGATAAACAAAAAGCCTCCACAAATAAGCGGAGGCTGATATTCTTGTGTTCCTTATATAATTTATGGCTTAATCCGTATTCTTACTATTGATGAACTCACTAACGCAATCACCAGCAAAGCCGGCTATATATGCTGCGTGTTCATCCTCTCCAACCTTAAAACCAAGAGACATATTACAAAACTGACATACGCTCATTGCTATATGGAATGATTCGTGACATATATTTCTCATTAGGTGATTATATACCACTTTACACTAAAAGCGTAAAATAGTACACATTTATACGGAAATCCGTACCGGGTTCCACCAAAACCCTCTACCTTCTGGTAACATCGTTACATCAAAGGATTCTTTTTCTGATTTTCTAATGATGTTAAAAGCACCATTGATATCAGCATTAATGATCTTACCAAACGAAGTTTTAAACAATCCTCGTTTGGCCCTTCTTCCTTTGTAAGATTCATGTTTGCAAATCCGTTCATTATCCAAAAAGCTACATTTTGAAGTATAAGATTCTTCAACAATCTTAACATTAATACCTTCTAATGTTGCTTTATAAGATATCATTGAAATAAACATATTAAAAGGAATAGATACAAAGTTCTGATTATTACGCTTTCCGATATTGATCTCTTGTTTCCAGCATTTGTTATGACCGATTATGATCGTATTAATACCATTGGAAACTACGTGATTAATCAATATCCTACTTGCCTTATGAAGATAATCCTTGATCTTGTTATTCCTTTTGTTAGTTAATAACCTGATTCGTTTTGAAATCTGTTTATTGTCTTTTAACTTAGATTTTAAGAATGCTAATCTTTTGTTATAATACTGGTTGATAGACTTCAGTGGTCTACCATTGATAATAAAACAAGAACCATTATTTGAAACACAAGATGCTAAATTATCTAATCCTATGTCGATGCCAAGATAGTTCCCATTATCTGACATAAGATTCTTTTCCTTCTTGTTGTAAACAATTTCAAGAACAATATACCCATTCTTAGGAACGAATCTAAGTTGTTGAATATTTTGTTTATTGGTTCTTGTTGTAAAGGAAAACTGTTTTGGTAACTTAACAATACCTTGTTTTATCCATTTTTGAGAAAAAGCGATTGTTGTAAAAACAGCAGGAAACAAACCATCTTTGTTAAGATACTTAGGTATTCTAACAAATTCGGAATACTCACCTCTATTCTTTTTATTTAGAAGATTTAAGAACGATTTAAAGTTCCTATCAACCATCATCAACACTTGTTGAGCAATTGGTGTAGGTAAAGCACGATAGTCAGCATCATCTTCTGTTCTTAACTTCTTTTCAAGAGAATAGTAGTTTGGGTATTTGTATTTTACAGTATTATCATCCTTGTATTGGAAATAGTGTTGTCTAACAACATACAATCCTTTGTTGTATAAGTTTTTACACTTATGCAATAGGTCATAAAGTTCATTATAATAAACAGAACTATGTTTGATTGTATGTTGTTCGACTAATCTCATGACACAAATGTATGAATTATTATTTATATATAAAAACAATTTGATATATTTGTGGTGTAAAGTAGTATATAATCACCTCTCATTATTAAATCATCGTCGCTCGAAAAATTCCAAAGTATGGCGAATTTACCATCATCGTCCCTATCCCTTACCAGATTCACGAAAGACGCTTCCTTATCCATATCATCCTTATCACCCCATTCTCCCTTATGATCCGGCTCCATGTTCTCGAAACGGTTACATAACGTCTCGTAATCCAATCCTACCGTGATAATCAACTTCAACGGATATATCACGAAATCAAACTCCATCTCTCTCATAATTTTTTTAATTTTTCTATAACCTCAAAACACATCTTGCACTCAATCCTACGATACAACTGCCTTACGCCATCTACCGTAACCCAATAACGATCACCATCACGGTGCAGGAACTCACTCATAACCTTGGTATCAGCCACATCATGTAATCGTATGAACTGAAACATAACTTACATATATCGTCAAGATCAAAATAAGTAACCTTATCATACGACATACAACGGATTTGTCTCCCATCAGGAACCTGAACATCGAAAACATTTATCTTCTCCATATTAAAAAACAGAGGGATGCCGATCCCATCACAGACCGGTATCCCTTATAATAAATTAGCGACGAAAAGCATGGTGATGGACATGCGCCACAAATGTAATTACAAAATTCGTAAAAACAAAATATCAAGGGCAATCACCTATGCATTCGCACGGAGCATCGCTCTTTAAAATCCCGTATACCCGGTTGTCGCTGGTTAACCACCGTTTCCCGTCGCTCGTGATATAAGCTTGCCTACATCCCTCCTGATTCACCGTGAGCGTCTTCTTAACGCCTTTGGGGGTTGTTATCTCCAACTCAAGGGTACGGTCAAGGCCTTTGTTCATTACCGAGCCAAAAGAAACAGCGGCGTCCCCGGTCCCGGACCCCGGACTGACGGTCAGAGGCTGGTCCGTTACCTCGCCTACCCCGTCCTTCCAATTAATATTCAAATCATTAGCCATAGTTGTATTATTTTTGTTATATTGCAAAGATAGCAAAACAAATAAACCCCAACCGGCTTTAGTCGATCGGGGTCTGAGTAAGCGAAAAGAAACTGATTATCGTCCCATCATTCTCAATACGGTTCTAGCCGCAGCTTGCGCCCATGTCCAGCTGTCATTAGATGTTACGTTAACCGTCTGTTGAGTACCATTTACATCCAAGTTAATAGTCTCCTTGTCAAGCTCGATAGTAGAGTCTCCAGCGGCTTGCGTTACCGTCACGTTGGCTATCTGGCCACCAGCGGCAGTTACCTTCAATGTAGCTGTCAGTTCCTCGATCGTGACGTTGGCCGGTACGTCCGAGATCGTGATGCTCCAAACGAACTCGCCAGCGGCTCCGGGATCGTCGGCGATAATCGCTCCGTTAGCCGTAGTCTTTCCAGCCGCCGTGTAGTTAGCCGGGAGCTGTAACGTAAGCCCGTTCTCCTCAGCCGGCGTGACCGCGAACGTAAGCTTAGTACTGTTAGACTTACCGGTGATGGTAACATTACCACCTGTCTTTTGTACGGAAGCGTTAGGGCTGTCTGATCTTACCACCTCAGCAGCCGCTGCCTGATTAACTACCAACGCCTTCTTAGCCCCGCCGTTCGTGGTGACCGTAAGGTTGATAGTGCGTTGAAGACGACCGGTGTGTTTATCACCGGAGAAATTAACCGCTTGATCTCCTGATCCTGATACCGGGTCTACGGTTACGAAACCGAATTTTTGTGATGCCATACTTAAATATATTTATAAATGTCCTTTTATTATGCCAAAAATAACTTATATAATGTTAGCCATAAAATATGGGGGGGGGGTAGATAGCACTACGACTACACCCGCTCCACGTACAGACCTATTAAATCCTGTAGATTATGGCTGAGAGGAGTTCCGCTATCCCTGGTACACTTATACACATCAGCGTTCTGAATGTAATACTTATCCTTGAATATCTCCATTGGAGGGAAATACGGGATAGGATCCCCTATAGTACCGGCATGTTCCTTATCAATAACCTTATACAAGGAAGCCGTATTTAGTCCGGGTTCCCATTCCTCCGACAACGTATGTTGTTGGATAACCTCATAAAGGATATCCGTATCCTCCTTAACCACCCTAAGACAAAATCCGGTATCCACGGATAGCCCGAACTCCGCCCCTTCTTGTCCCCATATGGGGAATAGGACCTTAACATCCAATTTATCGTTAGAGGATAAGGATAAGTCTTTATTATTAACCACCATTCTAGAAAATTTTACAGCCACCTTCTGAGGATCAGAGGCGTCCTTCTCCTTCGCCTGTTGCTGGACGTATGCTGTGGTGACACTTATCTTGTCTGGATATCCGGATTGGACATCAATAGCCCTTACCTGCTCTACGGTAGTGGCTAGATTGATCTGCTTTTGCTTGTCCCCTAACGCCGACATAAGATCATTATCATACTTATCCATCATCCCGATCAAGATCTTGCCTTCCGTTATATCGAATTCCAGACCCATGATCGTTATCTTGCCAGCTATAGCCCCATCAGACAAGGCGTTACGTCTATCATGTTCAGGAATATAGATATTCTGATCATCCAAGAAGAACTCATATAGATTTCCGGTCTCATAAGTTCTTATCTCCTCGTATTTAACTGATTTCTCCTCATTAAGAAGCCTTGACTCATCCAGCTTAGCCTCGATAATCTCCTTGACAGTAGCTTTAGGATTAGCCTCCTTGAACGCCAGTTGCTCCTCCCCAAGCTCTATCCATGGGGCGGGAATACCTTTGGAGTAATCATCATAACTATAGCCCTTGGCGTAATTATCGTCAAGAGGCTCATCTTGAACCAACATCTTGGGATATATCTCCCTGTTTATATATGTAAAACTCATAGCTTATTAATCTTGTTCTTTAACGGCGATGCTATACTTGCCTGAAGCGTAACACCAGATATTTATCTCGAAAGGCTTGTTAGCCGTAGTGGTTATAGAAGTTCCGCTCATGCTTACATAAGCCCCGGAGTTGGGTATAGCCTGCGTGAAGGCCGCCGACGGGACGCACCTGATCATCAGCTCCTCCCCTATCTGCATCCCTGACTGCACGGATAGGGTGGTAGCGGCTGATAACGTAGCCGTGATACTTCTCTTGCTAATAGGCAGGTTAGCTAATGTCGTGACCGTATTAACCCCTATAAGCCTGTTCATGGTCTTCTTATCGGCGGCCGCCATCAAACCGTTAGTAGACTCATTGGCCACGGCATATGTCGTGTTAGGAGGTGTAGCCCAAGTGCCATCTCCACGCATGAAACTGGATGTACTGCCATTAAGCTGTCTCAACAAGCCGTTAGCTGTAGTAGAGGCCAATCCGTATGTGGTATTGGTAGGTACGACCCATGTACCATCGCCACGAAGGAAGGATGTCTGTTTGCCCGCAGCGGGAGCCGGAACCAATCCCGCAGCACCGGCGGCGGAAGCCGTAGCTGCCTTCATATTGGCGTAAGTGGTATTAGTGTCTTTATAATAAGGGACACCACTGACAATAGGACAGGCGGTATAGCCAGAAGCACTTGTCACGGTACTTCCGTTCTTTACAAGACCTGTTGATCCATTAGCTCCCACAACACCATACGTCGTATTAGTGTCTGTCCAAGGCACGTTGACGAACATCTTCCCACTACCATCCAGCTCCACCGGATAATTCTTGCCATTCTCCGCATATCCGATCATTACCAACCCAAGGGTCGATGTATTGGCCTTGGCGTATGTGGTGTTTGGAGGTGTCTGCCACGTTCCATCACCACGAAGATACTTACCTTGCGCTCCGGCGGCAGGAGCGGGAACCAAACCGGCCTTTCCGGCGGCGGAGGCAGAAGCGGCTCCCATATTGGTGTATGTCGTGTTGGTATCCGTCCACGGAACATTCACATACATCTTACCACTACCGTCAAGAACAACGGGATAGTTCTTCCCAGTTGCAGAGTATCCGATCTTAACAAGACCCAACTTATCGCTTGTAGCTTGGGTATAAGTCGTGTTGTTATCAGTCCAAGGGACATTGACGTACATCTTGCCATTAGCCAAGAGCACAGCGTAGTTCTTTCCATTAGAAGCATAGCCGATCTTAACCAATCCTAAGGTGTCGGCCGTGGCTTCATTATACGTTGTGTTATTATCCGTCCACGGAACGTTAACGTAAGCGTTGCCGGACGAATCCAGTTGCACCTTATAGTTCTTCCCGGAAGTCGTATATCCTACCTTAATACCGCCAAGAACGGTAGCGGAGGACGTGGGAGGGGTGAAGGTACTTGGCTTGCCAGTAACCCCGGACCAAGGCACGGAGGAGGCCTGACTGGCCGTGTAAGGCTCATACCCATCCTCACTGCTTAATTTAGACTCGTCTTTTATCAGATACATCTTACCTGTAGACGTGACCTTTACCGTATCACCGCTTTGAGCCGTAGCGGTGGTAAGGGCGAATCTAGCCGTATCATCAGCTACCACGATCAATCTCTCCAAAGCCGCCTTAGGTAACCTATCTATGCTGATGGTTCCGGACGCGATCTTAGAGGCGTCGAAGTTCGCCAATGTCGTGGAGATAGTAACATTACTCCCGAAGTCCGATGAAACACTACCGGTCACGGCACCGGACAGCGCTATAGTCCTAGCCGCCTGTAATTTCGTGGCGGTAGGGGCGTTATCCGTCTTAAGAGCGTATTTGGAAAGATCAATATCATTAGCCTTATCCAAAAGCTGCTCTATCTGCTCGCCATTATATTTACCTTGAAAATCTGCCATATCATAATTATTTTTGCCCAAATATAACCATATATATAAGCACCAAGAAATCGAGGGGGGGGGGTAGATACGGGCAGGTGTTAGAAGCTGCCGTCCCCATGCAGGAACCCGGTACGGAATATAATAGCCTTGTCTTTAAGTTTCTGGACAGACTCCCATTCCCACTCGCCCTCACAAGGTCTTATAACATACTTATTGCCCCAGATCTTGAATTTCCGTTCAATAACAAACATCTCCTTATCGTTAAGGACATGAAAGATACTCCCGACAGGGAAATACTTATCAGTCCTCAATATAACACGATGATGTCTCTCGTCATATTCAGGATCGCCTACGATACGTGCTTTATAAAACTGGAAGTCGTTTAACGTCCGATCCACAGGTTCTATCCAGTAATATCCTTTAGCCATTGATATTCTCTATTTAATCGTTATATTCGCGGAAGAACAGTAACTCATAAGGTTTTTAGGTAATTTTCAACCAAGGGGAAAGGGTGTCCGTGAGGATATCCTTTTTTCATTCCCGCCCACCCTACCTATGAACAAAAAGATCTACTCCTGACAAATATAACGATAATAAGATACTTGACAAAAAGAAACCCCATCGGTATTCTATTGCCGACGGGGTTCTTCCAACGTTGTATCAAATCATATCATCTCACTCCATTTGATTGTGTCACCGACGAAGCACCGCACCGCCAGATACCTTACAAACGCCGTCCCTTCCGGAGCGTCAGGGTCTTCCAGATAAGCCAAGACAGCCTTGACTATTTTCTGGTCGCAGTCCAATACCTTAGGAAAGTAGTCGCTATAGAACATAGCGAACAGATATTGAACATCTCCCCACGTAGCGTTATCAGGTTTCTTGGCCCCGCATTTATCGAACATCTGCTTAGCGTCCTCCATCGTCCATCTTCTCTTGGATCCGTCAGCGTTAAGCATCTTGTCGGCGGCTTCCCTAGCCAACTCCTTGGAAAAGTGATATCCATGGGTGTCTATGTACCGCTTATAATCAGGGTCATCGGCGTCTGCTCCTCAGTAGTAACGACTCCTGCGTCCCCTGCGCATATACGGTTCGGTACCTTCGTACTCGTCACGGATGCCGCGCTCACCGAACCATCCCCTGCGATACATCTCGTCCTCACGTTCATGGAGTCTCTCACGTTTCTCAAGCTCACGCTCGTCACGTTCCAGCTCCCTCTCACGTCTTTCGAGATCACGCTCACGGCGTTCTAGCTCATCCATTCTGCCGTCATGCTCCTTGCCATAGTGGTCGTATATTCCACCACCATAACCCATGTAAGTCCCATCCGAACGTCTGCTACGTCCACGGCCGCCTCTACGATCGTAGATCTCATCATCGTAGTCCTCATCGTGGCCGCCGCCTAAATCTATAACTCTCATCTTAACCTAATTTTTTAATTAACAACTCTTTTAGCTCATCGAAAGAGGATCCCATCCTATCGACTTTCTCCTCAAGATTCTTGATCTTCCGGTCTTGATCCTTAGTCTGCTTAAAAGCCGGATTGATTTCCTCAAGGATCGAATCACAAGCCTCTAGCGTCCTCCTATGCTTATCGATACTATCGAGAATATCGGAGCTGGTTCTCTTAGCGGCGTTAAGCTGGTTCATGATCGGATCGACCGAGCAGGCCAAAGTTATGTTATTGGACATAGCGACATCCCTGCTCTCCGGTACGACGTAGGTCATGGAAGACCCGTTTATCTCCACGGTAAGGTCTATCACCCTATCCTGTAGTTGCTGATATTGCCCCATCTGACCCATCTGGGGTTGCTGGAACCTAGGCTCGGACACGTTAACCACATTCCCCATCCTGAACACCGGAACATCGGACGTATCCAGCGTATATACTTGAAATCCTTTCTTTAAGTCTCTAAACATATCTCGATTTTTAAGCGGGAGGGAATACCCTCCCATTAGACATCCAATCTAACCTATCCCTCATCAACAGTCGTCTCCGACGCCGAGGCGGAAGTTGTAGGCACACAGCAATCCATGAGCCTCAATACACCCCTTACCTTGTTGAAATAAACAAGGCGTTCGGTGTTGTTAACCATAGCCGCTCCGGTCACAGCCACGTTGATCGGATTCACCACAGCCACGCCGGTTACCGGGCAGCATGTGTCATCACCTACCGTGGATACGGTGCTGTTCGCTGGAATAGCTATCTGCACTGGCAATGTCTCGCCTGTTGTCGGAACCACCTGCCGGATTTTCAGCAGCAGAAGGCCCTCGCATGGCAAGGACAGCCATATCCTTGGGTTGATGCCGAAGATGGTGTTGGTAGTAGTCACTACCACGTTCTTCGTGACCAACTCATAAAGAGACCCTATTTTAGAAACACAAGCCATAATAGCCTCCTTCCTTTATAGAGTTAAATAGCAGCGTTTCCGTTGTTGCAGCATCCATTGTTGCACCCACATCCGTAATTACCTCCATAAAATGCTTGACCCCATCCATAAGTCTGGTAAGGAGAGCATGAAGGATAAGCCGGCACAGGGGTAGGTCTCAACTGGTTGATCAAATTCTGAGTCTGTTGCTGAGTCAACGCGGAGGCTTGGTAAGCCGACCTTTCATCACGCAACTGATTGATCGTATTCTGCATCTCACGCATTTCCAATTGACAGAATTTATCATTAATCAAGGTTGTTTGAGCATCAATCTTAGCGCTCAAGATATTGAACTGCGTAGTAGCCTGCTCACGATTGTTTGTCAATCCTTGGTTGATGTTACTCTGAAGAACATTGGTTTGCTCTAACGTCCGTAATTGATTGTCAAAGCCTTGCTGCGTTATCATATTTTGAGTAGCGCACGTGCTTTGGTTGATCAAAGAACTCAAATTGCAGCAGCAGGAGCTAATCTGGTTACCGATCTCACATCCTTGTTGCTGTACGGCGTTAATAACAGCCTGAGAAGTCATACCTACCTGACCAGCTACCTTATCGATAGCGCCTTGCACGTTACAGATAGCGCTTTGCAATTGAGTAGTAGTACAGTTCAAGGCGTTAGCGATCTGCTCGATAGCGCTTCTGTTACCTTGGATAGCCTGCATCAATAGCTTACGGCCATAGTCGTTGTTCAATTGAGCCGGAAGACCGTTAGCGCAACAATCATTTCCATTACCACCAAAACCATTCCCGAAACCACGTCCGCCCCATAACCAGAATAGGACGATGATCCACAACCACCAGCCGTTAGCCCCTCCGAACTGGTCTTGGTTGTTACGACCGTTCATCAACGCAGCGACTAAATTCGGATCCATCTTATTACCACCCAAAAGGCTGGTAAACATACCCGGAATCATAGATAATAAACCATTAGCGGCGCTACCGCTCCCGGAACCCATGCCGTCTAACAGCACGATTTTGTCTCCACTTGTACCCATGTCTATTTATTTTTGAATTAATAATAACCCCACCTGATAGTGGGCGTTACAAAGTTCAAAAATTAATAATCCTAGGATCGTGATATATGTCATCATCAAAGCACGTCATGTCATGCAATTGGTATTAATAAGAACCGGTACAAGACAAAAAATCCGGAACGTATCACTACGGCCCGGATTCATGCAAATCTATAAATTCAATGTTTCAATGCTCGAAAGAAAACGTCTCACGACGTCAAAGAGAGATTAACTACACGAAAAATCTCGCATCAACTTATTTGTATTAGCAGTGTATTCATTAATTATCTTACTGGATGAGGGATTATCCTCTATCCTTGACAGGCGGTTATCGTCACTCCTTACCGTAACGTCACCCATCCTTCGTACCATGTTTTCTTGATATGATGATGGATCGGAGTATATAAGATCATCAACGAACCTGTATATCGCACCATCAACCGTCTCACCTATCTTCTCATATAAGCCGGATTGGAATGACACGAAATCATCATACCTCCCACGAGCCAAGAACGAACCGTCCGGTCTCGCCTCGACACCGCCGTTGACCTCCCGGAGCAGGCCCGGATTCCTTTGGTACAGATACCTATAAAACCCGGCATCCATCATCCTATCCTGTCTATCCAGATAGAAAAGGTTTCTCATGCTACTGTCACCGGACTCGATAGCCACGTCAAACAGAAGATCCCTTACCTGACCTTCCGGCAACGACATCTCCATGCTTTTTAACGTACCTCTGTCATGGTGGTTCAAAGATACATTATAAAATCCATTAAAATCAAGGAAACGTAAGACATTATTATATAAATCCGATTTTTTTAACCTTTCCTTGATCTGGATCTTCCTCAACGAGGTACAGGATTTGATAAAATCCCGATCCTTTCCCTGCCTAGCCTCGTATCTCCTGAACTCCCGATCAATATCGACATCATCCATCTTAGGGGTTACGGGATGCTGATATATTAATCTGGTAAGGATCATGTTCTCGGTATTCGAGGATGAGATGTTGGACATAACCAGCTTTTTTATATTATCCTTGACCACGCCAATATCGGAACGGGAAGCCCCGGCGGGAATCACGCCAGCCGGCAAGTACGAGGGCCGCTCTATCCCGATATCGGCCAACATCTCATAGGCCTGATCGGTGTCGGTTATCGGGGCTGTGTTGTGGTACGTATTCCTACCCATATACAACATGCTCCTATCATACATATCGGAAGGGGATGTATTCCCGGACCTTACATACACCATCCTATCCCCAGTAGAATAAGTATCCTGAACCTCGTATATCGGATTCCCTTTTCCTGTTATCCTATCAAGATCGGAGATAAAGCTATCGTATACCGAATTGCCGGCCTGTATGGAAGATAACATGACATCCAGCGACGCCATAAGATCACGGATATCCTCCGGTCTGGATATAACCATCTCATCGCTGATCGCCTCGCTTATATCCACGCCCATGTCGGCAAGATCCATAGCTATGTCATACAGACGTCCGGAAACGTCCTTGATGTCCTTAAAATCATCCATATCGATTATCTCCCCAACCTTATCCCTTAGACCTTTCATATCCTTAGGCATACTGATATATGGTATGGTATTGTAAGAGTGCGAGTCGGTAATCGTAACCCCTTCCTGATCCCTAACCTCCATACGGGTCATATTGCGATACGTGTCATACATCCGATCGGCGTAATCCTGATCCTCCTGATACCGGAGCGCCAAGGAAGGGTAGGGGATGGAGGAGAAAGCCTGATCGAACTCCCGGCGGTCGCTGATACCGCCTACCGCCCTCATGATCGTATTCCTTACCTCCATTGGATTCAAGGCTCTTCTCTTCCCTAACGAGTCATATGTATCCTCATATATCATATAATCATCACCAAGACCTGATTCGGAGGACAGGAAATACATATCCTTCTCATTAAGATCCCCCTCAGACATAAAATCAACAATCCTCCTCATCATACCCCTTACCCGATCATACTCCGATCGGTTAGTCATGATATTATCAATCTCATCAGCGTCATACATCCCCGATCGCTCAAGATTGTACCTATTGAGGAATATATCACCGCCGGAAAGGAAGTTGGATACGATCATATCATTAAGATCATTGATATTATCGACGCCCAAGGAAGTAAGGGTATTATTGATATCCTTAACCTCATCGGCCATGAAATTACCGGCGAAATAGTTCTTTCGCTTGATAAATGACATAACATCATCATACCTAGGCTCCCCATTGCTATCTAAGTCGTATTCTGATGGCATGGACATCCAGTCGCCAAAGAAAGACACGAAGTCGGGGGAGTAGGCCGTACCCCAGACCGACAAGGCCTGTTTCTGGTCGCCCAGCACCTCCATCGCCCTTTGGTATAACCCGGATGGTTGGCCGTTCGGGGCAAGGACATTATCTACCCCACCCTCCTTATTTTTTATAACATAACAAGATCTGCCCATTACTAAATCGTTTTGACACAAAGATAAACAAAATCCCGCCTACTCTCACGAGCGGACGGGAGCCAAATAACAATAATAACAAACCTTATGTTTCTACTGAAAAGTACAAATCATTTTGCCGATCCTCACGGACAGGCAAAAGCTCAATCCTAAATTACAAAAAAAATGGAATTTATCGTTTAGCGAAAATCTCCTATACGATCAAAATATCTTTTATTATTTTCTACAATATTAAAATCATGTTTTTTAATAATGTCTTCGACTTGATCTTTCCTTAAATGGAACCATTCTCTATCAATATTATATACACTATATTTAGAATGAAGAATAGACTCTATATCCTTATCTACATATGCTATCATGTGAAAATACACATTAGCAACCCTCAACGCTTTCTCTCTTGCACATATATCCTTAGATTTACCAATCTTTACAAGACCATTGTTTGCATCTAATCCAATATAAGTAAATTGCATCTTTTTATTATCACTACGTGATATTTCCCTTAATGAAGAAATAGCACACATTGTAAAATCGTATAAATCATAAATATCAAAACTCATACATCTAGGCATCATTCTACTCACAAACTCGGCCAATTTTCTATTAGCTTTCAATTTATTGGAAATAGTGAATTTAATGCTATCAATGTTACTATCCGTATTCAATATAGTTATATTATAAACAACGCCATTAAACATATGATCTATGCACATCTTATCAAGAATATATTCTCCATAGCCATATTTATATAATTCATCCTCATATTCTATAGCTGCCGATATAAAACGATTGTACAACATCAAGGTATAATCGAAATCAAAATCACTATGACCAAACAGCATTATCAATGCATAATGAATAAAATTACCATAATCGCTATCACTTGAAGTTATAGTGCAATCCTTGATAATTAAAACGTCATTATTATCAACATATTTAAGATCGTCTACAAAATTCCTTACAACAACATATAGTTCTTCTGAATATAATGGAGGATCAGTATATTTCAACTTTCTCTTTTGACAAAAATAATTCAAATCGTCATATAACTTCAAAATATGTTCTTTATCCATAATATAAAACAACAAGGACCATTGGCGTCCGTTATTCCACCAATAGCCCTCATCTATCGCCTACGCCTAGGCGAGTTAATATCTTCTTATGGCCCAATAACGGATGGACACCGCAAATATAAGACCTTATTTTGAAACTACAAACAAACAGGAGATATTTTTACAAAAAATGTAATCAGCCATATTCCTCTGTCATATATAAAGCATAGCTATATCTATCCTCTATCATCATCACCACCTTCTTGATATCAGATAAAGTTAATTTCTTTATCTCCATATTCCTACTATCCATCCTGACGAAAGAGTCCTTGAACTCCTGCTCGGTTATGGCATCCAACCTAAATAGATTGTATTTTATAAGTAACTGGGTTACGTCAAATATCAAGATATTAAGATCAACATCATCTTTCAACTCATTAAGTAGATCGCGTATCATATCCTTAATAGCGTCAGTGTCAAGTTCCAGCTTCTCGGCTTCCCTCATCAACTTCTTAATGATGCCATTGTACTCGATTATGATATTAGCATTATCATCATCGGTAGGCAGAAGAATATCCATCGTACATTCTATACCTATCTTATCACTAAGCCTTTTATTGAACTCAGTCATATAATCGAAAGCCTGACTTCTGCTTAAAGCGTATGTATGGTCAAGCAACTGCCTTTGTCTGTTATTGACAAAATAATGACTGGTGTATAACATCATCAAGACCTTCACTCGCTGGATGCGTAGGTCTTGCATAATTTTTCGATGTAAAAAACTATCTAACTGCACGTTATTAAAATCATTTATTTTATTTATTAAACTCACATTCATATCACAAAATGTTTACTCTAACCGGGTTAAACGCCAACCCACTATCGATTATCCTACTGACGTAAGAATCATCGAATACTTTTCTACCTATTCCTATAGCCCCGTTGATGTCAGCATTTAGCAGCTTCCCAATAGAGCTTTGAAATAATCCACGTTTCTTTCTTTCACCTAAATAAACATCATGCTTACATAATTTCTCAAAAGCCAGATGATCTACTTTAGAGGTATAGGATTCCTCATTAGTCTGAAAGTTTATTCCAACTAATTTACATTTGTAGGAAATTTTGTCGATAAGTCTAGAGAACGGTATCTCAACGAATTTCTGGTTTATTCTCTTCCCTAGATTGATACCGTTTTTCCAGCCTTTGTTTAATCCTATTACAAGACTTCCGATATTGTTATCGATACAATAGTTCACAATATATCTACTGACCTTGTGGATCTTGTCATCAATCCAAAAGTTCCTATAATTGTTTAGCTGTCTTAACCTCCTTGAAGTTCCCTTATCTCCAATATATGACATCAATCTAGCTCTCTTCTTATTATACCACTGATTAAAGGACTTAATAATCTTGCCGTTTACAATGAAAGACCTGATACCTACATTGCTTATACATGTACATAAATTATTCAATCCCAAATCAATCGAAAGAACATTATTCTTATCAAGATTCAAATCCTGTTCCTTCTTCTCATAAATAACCTCAACCACATAGCATGTAGCTTGAGGGATTATCCTAACCTGACATAATTTGTTATCTCCTATGTTTGTTTTGATTGGTGAAATTATGTTTTTGACAAAATGGATGTAACCATCGTTTTTCAATCTGCAAGAAGAAGTTGTGAAGACTACCATATTTTGCTTCTTACCTCGCTTGTACTTCGGCAATTTAGGTTTCGAATTGAACTTAGAAGGATTATTCTCATATTCCTTCTTTGATCTGATCCAAGACTTTATTACCGAAAATGCTTGACCAATAACCTGTTGTGAAATAACTGATGGTAAATTTCTGAAATCAACCTGATTCTCCTTGCATAGTCTAGTAGATAAATCATATTCCTTTAGATATTCTTTATTGAAAATCCCTTGGCGAATATTATATAATACATAGTTGTATAGTAAACCAGATTTGAGACATATGCTCTCAAATCTATTATCTTTTACTATATGTCTTTCAACTAATCTCATTTTATTCGTTTATATCTTATCGCTTCAATATAAATAATAGTTACAGCATACCATATAATATAAAGAGTCCCCACCGGGGCCATCACACACCCGACAGGGACCAACTTTTAAATATCTTACTCGTCAGGTGATGGACTGACGCCGCAAAGATAAGTCAAGATATTTTATTTAGCAAGGATTTTCCGCCTCATTTTCTCCGGATACTACGTTACCGTCGGAAACCAAAGACCTATCCTCAGCAGCCTTCGCAGGCGAGGCGGATCCCGATTGGAGGTCAGACGGGCTGCCGAACGGGGTCTCCGTATCCTCGAAGAACGTCTCATCCCTCCTAATACTCATCCTGAACTTAGGGGCTATGAAAGGATCGTTATTAAGATCGATGTTGATCGTAACGTCATTCATCAAAATATCCTCCTTGGTCCTAGAATCGCCTATCCACCCTCTTACGTCAGTAGTCATAGGCATCTTACTAGCCGCTTCCTTGACAGCCCCTAGCCGTTTCTTGATAACATCCACGTCTCCCGTCAACGGAATCATATATGTCTTGTTATCCAGCCCGGATCTGGCTATAGCGTTATTAAGATCCATTATATCATCAATACTTACTCCACCACCTAGACCCTCTATAATTCTGTCAGCCATTGATCCGATCATGGAAGAGAATGACGATATATCCTGATTTTTCAACCTTACGGGATATAGATAATTTCTTCCGTTCCCTGTTTTTATAGCCACGACCGGGATACGTGAATTTTTATAATCACCATACTTATCCCTGACGATAGCCGTACAGAACGGGAATATATTATACTTAATATCATCCCTCATCGTAACCTCCCCGTTCTCTATATATCCTACACTCTCGACCTTACCAACCGTCTCGTTGGTAAAGTCATTCTCGGATACCATCAACGTCCCATTATCATCACTTACGCTAAAATTAGGTCTTCCCGGCAAAACACTGGTGACTGTGCCTACGAACGGTATATCAATCTCGCCAGCGACAGATCCTACATTATCCCTATACAACTCAAAGGCCATACTCCTTAAATCAGCGTTACTCCCTTTTGAGTCTGGATCATTGGCTTTTAGCACCGAGACAAAATTACCGTCACCATCCACGATCTTAATAACCATATTATTAACCAAATCACTACGGGCAGACTTGGTCTCGTCAGAATTAGGATCAACGGCATAAAGGCTATTGTATTTATCATACAATTCCTTGGTATAAGGATCTAACATATCTACCTTGAACCTCACGATATCGTTCTTACGAAGACTAGCCGCAGCTTCTTGATTTATCGACTCATTATTAGAGCCAAATGCATCTCCTGTATAATAAGGAACAACAGATCCATCCTGCCCCTTGCGATACACCATGAACCAGTTGGAGGTCGATAAGGCGGTCTGCCGCCCCAGTATGACACCGGTAGCGTTCTCGAAAGCCTGAGCGTCATCCTCGCTTATCATCCATCTTGAGTGGTTATTCGACTCTATAACAGTAAATATGTCGGTTCCGTTGGTGAAATCCATCACCCTTCCATTATCAGTATCAGTGGCATCAGATCTTTTAAGCCCAAGACCGTCCATAAACCTGTCAAGTCTCATCCCTCCTACCTCATAATACATGACTCCGCCAATCTCTCTCTTCTGGGCCATCAACACTACCGGATTCTGGGCGGCATTGGCCTCCGTCCTGCCGGTGGATGTTCCGGGTTCGCTCTCCGTGAGAACATCACCCATAGGTATAGACTTATCGTAATCCTTGACAACCATACTTCCATTATCATACAGCCTCATCCATTCCACGAACTGGAGAAGAGGTTCATCAGAATAGTTATTGATAATATCAATAGCCTCATTAAGTTTATCCTGATCAACTTCATTCCCGTTGTCAATATCATTCATAAGATCATTATAAGTCTGTATAGCCTCCTTAACCTGATCCTGATCAAGACCATTAATGTTTATATCTATGATATCATCAATAGTATCTCTGATGTTATTTAAGACGTTATCGTTGGTATTTAACCTATCTATCATTGACCTAATCTTATTAAGCCTAGCTATAGGATTATCGCCAAACCCATTTACAAGATCATTGATACGATCCTTATTATTATCATATATCTGCCTCTCCCTAGGAGATAAGATATCCTCATTACCGTTCCATATCTTTATAGCTATATTATTGATTCTATCATCAGAAGGATTTATGATATCCTCATTATCAGGTACATTCTCAACGATACCGCCCTCATCAGCCTTGATATCATTCTCCATAGATCTGGCGATCATATGATTATAGGTCTTGAACATAAATGCCTCGTCCTCTCCTATAAGACCATCTTGATAAGCCTTATCTATGGCCTGATCATTGGCATAAAGGGAATTAGCATCAGGATCATCGGTATTCCTGAAATCATACTTGCTGTCATCCTCCTCATAAGTCTTCCCCCATGCGTTCGATAATATCTTCATGAACCCGCGCTCCTGCGCCCGGATGAATCTTCTGTCACGCATACGACGAAGTGACTCGTTTATATTCTTATAAGCCACAAGATTATGACGATACTCGCTAAGCAACGCCATAGCCTCTTTATAATTATCAACCCCACGGATAGATACAGCATTCTCAAAACCAACTATAGTCTCATAAGCTGCCATAAGATCGGCGGCGCTGATCCTTGATTCATTCCTGTTTAATAACAGCTTAGATATATCTGTCTCTGAGTTAACTAACGTAGCTAATCTCCTCTCCAAAGCAATCCTATCCTCCGTCAATTTAAGAAGTCTATCATTCTCCTTGGCTAACTTGACCTTATCAGACTCAAGAGCTTCCTTAGACGTGATACTCTGCTGAAGCTTCAAAACATTCTTCTCCATCTTCTGTATATCATCTGTAAGCTTCCTAAGTTTCTCAAGATCCCTACTCGAATCAGGATTAAGACGAGAATATATATCTAAAGCGGGACCTATATCCGTATTGTATATCCTTCCTAACTGATTAGCGATATCATCCAAATTATCCTTAGCCTCAAGACCGTTATAAGCCATGTTAGAGATGTAGGTGTTAAATGATCTATTGGATATACCATCGGTAAGGGAGTCGGCAAATCTACTAGCCATAGTAAAATTATCAACCTTCTTATTGAACTCGCCAACAAGGTTGGACTTATACTCATTTACCTGCTCATCTGTCATATTCATATCAGAGGCTATATCGCTATTAGGTATAGACTCGATGACTGTCTTGAAATTCTCCTTGGTATCATCTAACATCCCCATTTCCTGATCATAACGAAGACGGTTGAATACGGCGTCACTAAAAGTCTTATCTACGATTCTAGAATTAGGTATATCGTCAGCGTTATTATCCGTACTTAAGCCTGATAATTGAGCGTTCAGAGCCATACTGCCACGAATAGCACGGATAGCGGCGGTAGTCAAGGCGCCGGCATTGGTGTTGTAAGCCTCCACCATCCCCTTGTTCCGGGACATGTCTTGGCTCCATTCCTTTATACCACCAATAGTTTTTACTCCCATAACCGATCCAATAATCATACCGATGCCGATTTCCTTCCATCCCTGATTAGATCCGTAAGTCTCCTTGAACCCGTTCTTTATAGCCTCCATATAGCCTATATTCTGACGAATAGCCATAGGATTGTATCTTGATTCTACCCAATCCTCGGCGGATTTACTAGCCACTCCCTGAAGACCTTCCTCATACAGACCCTCAGATACCGGACGTTTGATAATATTGAACGTATTCCCGGCTATTTTCTGCCATTTCTTAGGCGTTATGATCCTCAATGTTCCATTATCCATCCTCTCGGCTCCTACACCAAATATATTTCGTTTTATGAACTTATCAACGCCCAGATCCATGCCAAACATATCACCGAACATAGCTATATTGGATAACGTAAGGATACCGATATTGGCAGCGAATATAGCGTTAGCGGCATCAGCATTATCAGCTCTGAACTTCATGAGTTCCTCATATGAGGCTTCTCTACCATAGGCATTCCTGTAAGCCTGCTTGAAGTTTTCCTCAGATTCCATCAACCCACTCCTTGACTCTACCGAAGCCTCCCAAAGCGTTGACGTACCGATAAAGGTCAGGTTGTCCAGCCCCTTACCTATGCCTCGTCCTATGCGGGCAGCTCTTAGCATAGCATTAAACCCGGTCTTTGTAGCAGAAACAGCCTTCCCCATACCGGCAATCGTAGCACCTATTCTAGCCCCCATACGAGCGGCATTCATAAGACCAGCTCCGGCGAAGGCGTAAGATGACAAAACGGCTCCAGCCGTAAATGCAGCTCCTGACAAAAGATCATTTGTCCAAAAATTGGTTGTAAACATACTTTTAAGAAATCCAGCATCTCGCTCCTCCTTACTGTAATAATGATTAAGCGTATAATCACCACGCTTATCCATATCATCCAACCATCTGGCAAAACTGTTATCATACATAGCTGATAACGTCCCTTTTGTAACAAGCTCCTTTAATCCATAAACAGACTGACCTACTCCACCTATTCCATACAAAGCAGACTTATAAATAAACTTACCTAATCCTCTATAAGTTTTCTCCCAACCACTTTGACTTCTCGATAGACGATCATCATTATCCACATTATTGATATAACTCTCGTATTTTGGAATCCATTCACCTGTTGACAGCCTATACCTTGAATCACGAAGGTTGATCCTACTTCCAGTTATATCATAATTACCCTTAGGAATACCCGTCTCGTTTATCATCTGAAAAAGCGGATTCCTTGCTTTTACATCATCATGATAAGATGTCTCTACGGAATTTTTTATACCCTCTACTAATGATGGAATACTTCTGCTTCCCTCTCTAGACAAAACATCATTATCCATATCCGATGAACCGCGCATGCCAACAGGTATAGGGATAGAAGAAATATTATCCTTAGAAGGCATGGGAGATGGAATTGATGGAGTAGGGACATAGTATCCCTGACTCTTCATCACATTCCCTATATCGTTATTATTATTGCTCATTTTTTCCATCTATTTTATCCATAGTCTCTTTATCCAACACCGAAAGAATATTGCTAAGATCAGAGTGCTGCTCATTAATATCTCTACCCTTAACAATAACGTCTTTATTGATAGCCTCAACCACGGCTTGGGTAAGATACATCTGAGGACACATATTTATAATCTTCATGATATTATCAGCATAATCAGTATTATATTCCAACACCTTTAGAGGTGTCCCGGTCCTAGCCTGCCCGTGAAAATAAACGCCAACCTCAACACCTCCAGGAAAGCCCTTGGCTTTAATATCATACGATTTGTAATTTCTTAAAACCGTATTAATAATCCTAATAGCTCTTTTATTAAGCTCTGATGTAGCTAGTTCATTGTTCTGAATATTGTACTTATCAACCATCCTAGAAGCCTCCTCAGCCGCATTCTCGATAGTAGCGAAAGCGCCAAGTGAATTAGCTTGCGCCCATTTCTGATAAGGCCTATTGGTCGTGGCAGAAAAAGATACAGGGATGATCTTAGATTCGTAATCTTCAGATCTTACATTCCTTTCCCTTTCGTACAAACTATACCCCATACTATCTAATTCCTCTTTAGTAACTTGAACCGTAGCGATATTTTTTCCGCCAGCCATAGCTACCAAATCAAATGTATTGGGATTATCCGTAGGACGAGCATACAATATGTAATTATTAAGTCTGCTATCTTTATCCTTATTCAAGAAACCAGCTCTTGACAAAAGCAGACTCTCTAATTTAGCATGCATACGCCTATCTTCTTTAGAGGCATTGGTAGAATTAGAGAACGACCATGATCTTGGAGCAAACTCGTCATATCTTCTTTCATAGACCATTTTAGAATCCTGAATAGCCTTAGCTATATTACGACCTATATTAGATGAAGACCATTCTCTTCTAAGCGTAGGACCGTCAGCTCTAGACATATTCTTACCTAAGATCTTGATCATTTTATCCCTACTAGTCATATCGACATTATCGCTATTCATTACCGGATTGTCTACACGACTATAAGTTTTAGCTATATCATTTATATCCTCCAGAGTGAAATTTTCTCCTGAATATCTATTTAACAAATTTATATAAGATCTCATCAGCTCCGTATTAGCTATAGATCTATCCGCATAGTTGATGTTCTCGCTTATCAATCCAGCTATAGCGGAAACCTTTAAAGCATCTTCTGGTGAATACTCTTTCCCTCCAATAATAGCTCCATTCTTACCAACATCCCTCGCATTAACCATACCATTGTCAGTATATGTATCAATACCTCCAGTAACATAGTCCTGATCCCTTACAGCATCATTAAGGATATTTTCCGTAGCGACATCAAAGGCATTTGTAAGATAATCAACTTCCTCATCCATGATCTTACCATACCTATTCCTATTATCATTCGCTGCCATAAGAGCCTCATATTTATTCACCATATTTGGGGTTGATGATAATACAGAACTTGACGCACCGCCATTATTAGTGATCCATGCCATAATATTCTCGCTATTAACACCACCATGATATATAGAAGGATTGTTTTGTATATCGTTCTCTATGCCTCGTAGATCAACAGGATTTATGGATGATATTAAATCCTTCTCACCTGTCGATATATTATTCTCATTCTGAATATATTGATTGTCAAATATATTCTCAGGAGTAACATTAGGCTGAACCTTTTCCAGCTCAATCATAACACCTGTAGGGATATTAGAGCTATTACCAGCTTCCTTGGACATTACTTCCCTAAGCTTAAGATTCTGATCTATCTCCTTTGATTTCTGCCTCCACGAGAACTCTCTCTCCTTGAAATCAAGATCTCTCATCTTAAAGTAATAATCATCAGCGATGTAGTTCTCAGATGAGTTGTTATACGACCATCTAGCGGATACACCATCAAGAAATTCATTACGTACAATAAACTCCCCCGCTCTAGCCGGGTTCATATTATTGCCAATAAAGGAAGTAGCCTCCTCCACTAACGCACGGCGCTGTTCCCGGACCTCCTGTAGTGACGCCTCAATAGCCGCCTTAGCGGAAGGGCTGGCCTCGGCCCCTTTGAGTTTGGCTAAGAGTGCGCTCTCCTCAGCGTCAAAACCGGAAACATATTTATTAACGAACTGATCAGTAGTCATGCCACTAAACATACCGGGATTAGTGGCAGCCAAATACTGACCCTCTATCTGCATCTGAGCCTTAGCGTTCTGGGATATAGATCTAGCGGCTATCGCTCTAATCTGAGATCGACTCATCTCATCAACAGTAATATCTCTCATCCTACCAGTAGGCTTGCCATCCACTACCTCAGGAACAGAAAACTTCTTTCCCTTATTAAGACTGACGAAATCCTTCATCATCTTATTCATCTCCTCATTGTAATCCGTATAAGGAGTGTAATGAATAGGATTCATCCTTGTACCAACCTGACCATCATTAACCCATTCATAAAACGGCATTAAGGCCACAGCCTCATTTATGGCACTATATTGCTTAGGATTATTAAGCTTCATATCTTCGATCTTCTGAGAGAAAGACCTATACTCCCTAGTACCGGCGATAGCGTTCAATACACGGGTATCTAAAGCCTCTCCAAGACGGGCTTGTATGCTTCTAGCTATACCATCAGAAGCTAGATTGGATTTACGATACACGTTATTCACATCCTGTATCAATCCATTTAACCTATTCTGAAGATATTCCCTATCCTGAGGTTTTATAATGTCAGAATTGATAATATAATCAGCATACTCATTTATAGCCTGCCGATTCGTATCTATTTTCTGTTGCATGTATCCCATACCCTGCATCATGACATCCATGTTGTAGGGTGATACGTACTTACCGTAATTCCTTAATATACTATATTGTGAAGCCATCCTTTATCCTTTCTTGCCTTTAGTTACTTCCTGAGCAGGATATAATCTCCTGTAACTTAATATATCTCCTTGAGGGTCTGCGATCAACTGACCATTGGGACCAATCTTAACATCCCCAAATATAGATCTTAATGTATTCATGGTCGTAGCCGTGTTCCACTTCTGCTGGATCTCGTCATTTACGCTATCGAAATACCTAGCCCAGTTCTCGTCATTTATAGCCAATCCCTGCAATATACGTTGCTGGTAAGCTTGACGTTGGGCTATATTCTTATCATACGTATCAGCCCAAGTACGGGCGTTTACATTATCAGCCCAAGCCCTTTGAGCCACGTTCCCTTGTTCTACCTCATTAATGTATCTACCTATATTGGAACTCATGATAGCCTGTAAGTTGGATGATAAAGCCCCTCTCTGGGAATCCGGGACATTACCCATCTGATCCAATTGTGATTGGAAAGCACGATTGGTCTCAACCATATACTGATCAGCCGATCTCAACACCGGATCCACGGTAGGAGCGTAATGCCTTTCCAGACCTTCCGTTGTCACGGCTCCCGGGGTCATCCTAAATACCTCGGGGAAGTCAAGACCGCCACCCACTATATTCCTGCCTCCATTGCCGCTGTTCGACTTACCGGCATTTGTATTGGTCTTAGGGAGTGTATTGGGATCAATCAGCTCAGGCATATCCAGTTTAACATCAGGTTCCTCCACATCACCTATATCCATAGGACCGGGAGCCACCTTATGAGGATCAAGTATAAAATCAAGACCTTCCATTCCTTTCATGGATCTCAATGCCTGCATCTTAAGCATATCCTCGCCAAGTATCTTATTAACGACATCCTTGTTCTTGTCAGAGAATAGTTGGCTAAAATGAGTGATACCAGCGTCGTTAAGAGCTTTATGCTGTTCCTCTGTAACAACATCCAGACCGATCATAGGACGAGATGAGGAATATTGACCAAACTTATTGTCTCTCATCCTATCATGATATGAGGCTTTCTTATCTTCCGGGTAATTACCTTGGCTATCCTCGCCTCCAAAGGAAACGAGTGTCGTATAATCCCGAAGCGCCTCTGCGTTGGCGATGATCGGGTTCTCCGCCGTGGCCAAGCCCATCCACCCACCAGTAGTGCTGTATATAGCATCCTGAAGAGCCTTGGCGGCAGTAGCCTTCGGAGCGCTCATATAAGCATCATAAGCCAAAGGCATGAACGTCTTATAATACTCCAGTCTCTCATCGGTATTAATACCGCCATAAGAGCCATCCTGACCCTGACGCTGATACCCAAACGTGTTATCCTTATTATTGTACTTGTTCTCTACGGGACGGAAAGTAAGTAGGTAATCGAATAAAGAACTACCACCTTTCTCCATCTTCTGACGAATACCAGCCACTTTCTTAAGCAGCTCTTTCTTAGCCTCAGCTATATCCTCCTCCGTAAGACCGTATTCTTTCATGGATCTGGATATGATGTTATCTATTTCACCACCCTTAGCGAAATACGTATCCTCATCCTTCTTCATCTTCCGGTCTTCCTGCTCTTTGTATATGACATTAGCGAAGTCCGTAAATCTTCCCTCTAATCCATTAACGGTATCGTTGCTATCATTTATAGCCTTAGATAATACGGAGGCGTTTAAACGCCTCGTATTCTCGTCATCTATCTTATCGTTCTTCTTCAGCTTCTCCAGCGCCTTTTTCTGATCATCGTAAGCTGATTTAAGACCGATCTTAACCTTATATCTATCCATTAACGTAGCGTACGTATCCTTTGGTGTAGCCTTAATACCATGCGTATCCCTAATGTATTTAGCGAAGTCCGGCTCTATGGTGGTGTCATCGGTAATAACCTCCGTACACTGCTCCAAAGAAACAGGCGTTCCCCCATCGGCATGCTTCTGCCCCATGGCCTCCATCGGCGCCTCCCCGGGCTGCTCCACGTACTCGCCCTTCTCGACCTCCACGTTGGCTTGATCTTCCATCGACTTAGGTAACGGATACAGGTACTCACCGGTAAGGCTTCCGCTATCGAACCTATTATTAGGTCCTAGATAAACACCCCCACCATCCTTATACTGCATCTGGGATTGTCTTCTTTGCCTAGCCTCACGTTCCTGAGCCAACCTTATATTGGTACGAGTACCTTTCTCAGACGCTATCCCGGAAACCACGTTACGAGCCAATCCCATGATACCACTAATTCCTGAGGCTATGGTAGTTATCGTATTAGCTGTTTTAGCCCCGGTGGATAAATCGCCATACCCCTCGCTTCTCATACGCCCTATGCCACGACCCATCTGGGTAAACCTAGATCCTATATCATCAGCGCCATAATAAGGTATGGTGGTAAAGTCAAAAACATCCGTGCTGCCAGACTCGTCAACCTTCTTATTGCTGTCAACGATAGCGTTCAAATCACTTGTATCAATGGTATTAATATCAGGCTGCTGAATATCAAATCCTATCCGGGTAGACGAAACCAAAGGCTCCACTCCAAGACCCTGAAGACCAACAACATCACCAGGCATGATAGGATCAACTTCCCCGGCATCTTGATATTTAGGTATCTTCCTTTTAATTACATATTTTCCCATATATCAAATTATTTCGTTCTGATACAAAGATAGTTTAAAAAAATAGAGACTCATCATTTAGCAACGATGAGTCTTTGTTTTAAATCAATCTTTTAAAGATGCATAAAAACACCTATAAATATTGTTGTAATGCATACTATTTTATATATTCGCGTAAAAACAAACATTACAAAACAATGAATAGAGAAATATCAGAAAATAGTATTGAGTTCAACAAAGAAGACAATTTTATTTGCATAACAGACTTTGTATATATAATAAACTCGTATAGAGAATCAAAGAATAATCCAAAAATTAGAACTGATCATTACATAACATCAAGTATAACACAAAACGTAATCAATAATATATTAAGACAAATAGATATGCCAGAAAAAAGCATAAAGACAATATCTGATTTAAAAAATGTTGGATTAGCATACCGAAAAGGTAAAGGGCCTGGACAAAAATGGTTTGTCGATTACAGAGTATTTATATCAATCGTAATGAATATAGATGATAAAATAAAGGCACATCTAATATCTTATGCAATAAACTCAATATCCTCGACAAAGATTATAGATGAAATACTAAACAGTATATCAAAAAATTATAGAAGCATTTCAAATAATAGATATAAAACGTATATAGCAATAGATAGAATATCAGGTCTTTGTAAAATAGGTAGAGCTATTAATATAAAAAAAAGACTATCAGCTCTTAGGATATCAAATATAAATATAGAAATGATATACACAATAGATGACGACATCGAGTCGTATATGCATAAACTTTTATTAGGATTTAAAGAAGATAGAGAATGGTTTAATATAGATGAAGGTATAATAAATAGTATAGCTAAAAAATACGGATTTAAAAAATACAAACAATAAAAAATAAAATGCGATAGCTGATTATATTACCTACAATAAACCATATAGCTATCGCATTATATCAACCTATTTCTTTTAAATCCTTTTTACAAATAACGAACCTATCGTTTTCACCAAGTCATAGAAGCCAGCAGCGCTAAGCCCGACAGCCACCCCATACAACAGAGCTTCCCACCATTCACTCCCTATTAACAACGGGGATACCTGAAGAAACCAAGCCAAGATACATACCAACATGCCGATAACTACAGCCGACAGGATCTTAGCCCACTTATGGGTGTCAATATACGGAACTACCTTAGCTAGCTGGGTAGCTGACATCGTGACGAAAGCCATGATGCCGGTAAAAGTAGTCAGATCAATAGTAATAGGCCCTTCTGATGGGATTACCTCTTGCGCCATCAAAGCGAATGGCGTCAATAACATAGCAAATAAAAACAACAATCTTTTCATATCTAAAACGTTTAATAATTTCACAAATATAGCATTAATTCTGGGTTCTGCTCATACCCTTTATATTAAGACTTAATCCTGGTATCATATTAAGCACCAACTGCCTTTTCGCCTGCTCCCTACGCATACGCTCAGCTTCCGCTATCTGCGCCTCTGATTGGGGGTCGTTCTTAATGTTATTAGCGATATCCTCTATAGCTTTCTTGTTAGCGCCAGATTGAGCTAGCATCTTATATAACAGATCTTGGCCCTCCTTTTCCCACCAGCTATCCACGGAAGGGCGGGAAGCCAAAGAAGGATCGGCAGGGGCTACCGTCTCAGGCACGGGCTGCTGACCTCCGTCCCCCGTGCCCGAATCCCGCTGTCCGAACTCGTATCTCATTGGCTCGTTCTCCGGGACACCGTATCTATTGGAGAACATATCGGCGAACTCAAATCTCTTCTCGTTTCTTAATGTCGATCCAAGGGGTCTCCCGTATCCTTGATTCCATGCCACGGTAGCGTCCTTATAATTCGTGGCGTTATCAAAATCAGCCTTCGAATACATATAGTAATTATATATATTGCCTTGAGCGTCCTTATCAAAGAACTTGCCTTGATTGATGTAATTCCAACCTAACCCCGGGACCTTGCCTTGATACTCATCCACGAGATAATCCAACTGCTGTGTCAATGTCGGTTTCTTCCCATACCTGCGCTGTAGCTCCTTCTTCCTCGGTCCAAGCCATTGTTGGATGCCAAAATCACCGGCGGCTCCTAGGGCTTCGGTGTCCCCTCCGGACTCGGCGGCGATGTTCGATAGGATGCCGATAGCTTGAGTTTGTGGTATCCCTTTCTTTTCTGTCAGATAGTCCCATATCTCATCATACACAACCATCTTACTATCCTCTGATCTACTAGGATCAATAACGTATTTACCGGCACCATAATCTCGTTCTGTATTTACCGGACCTCCATCCTCCTTATCCTCCAACTTATTCTTAGACATAATAGCGTTACGGATAAGAGCATCCTTCCCGCTTTCCAGAAGAGGATTATGATCCTCAAACGACCCTCTCTCCTCAAACTTATCGCCTATAGCGTCTAGTACATTTGTGGCTACGTTTACAGGAAATTCCTGATCGTCACCATGAAAATCGTATACGTCATAGACACCTAACCTTCCATCCGGACGCCTATAAATTGTAAAATTACCAAATCCTGACAATGGGGTAAGATCACCAGCAGCTTCGGGATAAAAATCGTATTCAGAAAAAACCGTAGGCTTTCCGGATCTTACCGAATTACGATTCTTCTCAAAGATATCTACCCATTCTCTAGACTTTTTCAAAAACTCCAGCCTACCATAAGCATCATCTGTAACCGGCTTATCGGAACCATATATTTCTCGCTCCGTATCACGAATCTTCTTATCTAACCTCTTTATCTCATCCTTAGTGTCACGATTAAACATCTTCTCAATATCAGCAATAATATTATCGGGGATTCTTATTTCCTTGCTATTTCCGTCAAGACTATTAGGTTGGGATAAGAATCTACCCCATAGCTGTTCACTATATTCATCAACATTAGCTTTGCCATTTCTTCCGTATATAAACTCCTTAACCTTATCGGGAAGACTGGCATTTGAGGCTACCACATCAGGTGTTACATTCTCATACAACCTCCTTCTTATGGCATTACCTAAGATATCTTTTAAATACGAAGCCTTATCAGATACATCCTGTCTTACATACAGCGGGTCATCACCAATAGGTCCACCATCCATATATTTAACCTTGAAATCAAAATTGCCAATATATTTCTTTACGTTATTGATATAATCATTATCATTAGGAGAAGCCTTGCCGTTATTCAATAACCTTCCCTTACCCATCCATTTATAAAGCAAGGCGTCAAATTTGTCTATATCATTACCTTTATTATCCTTAAAGCCACGACCAACAACCTCATTCTTGTATATAGACGCCAGACGCAACATGGTAGCTATACCTGAATTATATGGCTTTAGGATATTCTCCTTATCTATACCAAACTTATTATATATCTTCTTTGTCTCATCATTATCACCTTCTATCTTTATCTGTGTTATACCCTTTGAATTATAAGACCTGTCATTCCATCTGTTACCATTTAACAACGACCTGAATCTCTTGGCTATATCAACGCCTTGATCACCGATAGCTTGTTTCCCTATATATCTTGCGGATACACCAAACTTAGTCTCCTGCTCGGCGATACCCATGGCAAGCATAGCCATCCTATCATAAGTGTAGCTATCGATATCGAACTCACTCATGATACGTTCCTTGTTATATGATATAGCGTCGCTATATTCCTTTATATTGCCCAGCTTATCCATTTTGGCTATATTATCAATGGCTGATATAACACCAAGGAAAGCGTTGCTAGAATTGACGCCATTCTTTGAGTCATAAGCGTTATAAATCCATTTAGGCAAGATATCAGGAGATATATCACTATTTTTTACGCTTATATTCAATGGCCTAAAATCCTTGTTTATATGAACATTATAATCATCCCAAAGTCTCTTCTCACCGGAATCCTCGCCATAAGGGTTATCCGCTATATAATTAAGCGACCCCTCACGAACGACAAACCTACTTCCCTCTTTCTCCGGAAGTGTATAAATAAAATCACCCTTCTTTATAAAATTATACAGCTCATTCCCCGTATTCCCAAGAAGCCTGATACACCCATTAGATCCTCTTCCAGCAGAAGCCTCATGATGCATAGATGACGATATATCATGATCCCACTTGCCTGTCTTAGGATCAAACCTGGCTCTCTGGAACGATTTCTGGCCATGATACTCGCCTATACCTGACACTCTTGTTATGCCGGCCGGAGTAGACATATTTCCAGCTCCGGCGATAAGTTTTTTATCCTTCGTCGTCTTGGTATAGGTATTATAATCATCGCCAGAAGCACCTACACCTATATTATTAGTGCTATAAAGAATATCCCCGCTCGGTGAATAAACCGTTAGTTTTTTATTCTTCTTATCTACAATAGCATAATTAGATTTATGATCGACGCTCTTGATTATATCCTCATCGCTCATCTTATTGATCTCAGCCTCCCTGGATATTATATCCATCAAATCATGATCCTCTTTCTCTATTGACAGCGATGGGTCTGAAACCTTTATCTTATCACCTATCTGTATCTTGTTGATATCAGGGATATCCCTATTCCACGATACAATATCGTCTAAAGATAATCCCAATCTTTTGGCTATACTCCAAAGAGTATCGCCTTTAGATACGGTATACATCTCTCCTCCATCAGCTTTCCGTTCAATCTTCTCTCCCCATAACCCATATTTCTCCCTAGGCCATATGCCGTCTATGGCATCCACATAACCAACGGGATGTTCCCCTTCCAGACGCCGGTTCCGCCGCTCGTCCGCTGGGTACAGGGCGTTGGCCAACGGCTGCGTGATATGACCCAACCCCTTATCCTTGGAACTCGACATAGCATCCACCACAGTCCGATATACAGGCCTTAATTTCTCAGGTAGATATAATCCCGCCTCGTCAACCAGCTCACCTATCTTCTTATTTATACCCCTGAGGCTGAAATTATAATTACCCATACCGTTATTCAACGGGGACAACGTACCTCTTATCCCATTCATACCTTTAACTGCGGCTCCTCCGCTAAGGACATCAAACTCCGGGGATACGTTCTTTAAAGGACCATCATTCATACCCCTAAAATACATGGGACGCTCACCTCTTACAACACGATCAAGATCTTCCTTATACAAATCCTTTATCCATGAAGGAATCTCCTCCGGTCTATTTTTCTTAGCCATAAATCACGTTTTTCCACAAATATACGCACAATCAAACGGATATTAAAACACGAGACGGGAACATGATCCACATCACATACCCGCCCATGATATCAACATAAGACCAAATCCCGCCCCATTGAGGGCGCTAGCGTGTCAACTAGCCATTCTCCCAATCCAGAAAATCACCGTCCACTCGCTCCTTCAATGACTTCCTGTCATTCAGAAATACCTTATAGGACTCGATGTAAGACGAGTCAAGTATGCCTAACTTGGCGGCGTTATAGTCGTTCAGCATCTTCTGCTCAACACCGCTACCCCATAGGGCGTCGATACAGGCCTCCAATATCTTGTTGGCAGTTAACGTGGCCCATATCCTGACCTCGTTGTAACTATAGGAGATCACGGGGGCCATATCGTCACCCATCTCCCTTGTCTCCTCTTTAATATCCCACCGGTAAAGGTAGGATCCGTCACCGTCCTTTTCTATAGTGATCGGTATAGTGTCGCTATATGTTCTTTTCATGTCTTGTTATTTAATCGTTATACAAAAAAATTCCCGACGTGAGACGTGCGGCTACGCCGACGTTTTACGATATTCGGGGAAAAAGCAAAGGCGCGAACCGATGCCACGATACGCATCGGAAGGCGCATCATGCGTAGTCACGTTAGCGAGGCCCGCATACGACCCGTCGTCCGCGTTACCGCCAACCAGCACCACCTGCATGCGGTTAGCCGATGTGTAGGTGTAGTAGTAGTCGCACCAGTAGGTAGAGGAGCTACCTCCGACCTCCGTGGCCACTATATCGCCATCTTCCCCAAGCAACATCTTCTTGGCATAACCGTTTGTACGGCAGATATTGCCTTTCTTGTCATAACCGGTGTAAGAGGTGTCGCTGAAATTCGACGGGTCATCGGTAGTCCATAGAATAGACAATCCGGCATCGCCCGTGGTGACCTGTATATTAGCCCCGTCAGTGTATTTCCAGATGTGACTGAACGGATTCTCTATGCCACGATACCTGTTAGCCATCAACGTGGCGTGAGTACCGCCGGAAGCGTTCTTCACGACATACGCCTTCTCTCCCGAGCCGTTCCCGAACTCGTTGGTATAGCCGCATGGGATAAGTGGATTGGCGTTGTTGAAATTAGTCCAATCCGTCATTTGAGTAGGTCCCGGACCTAAGCCTCCTTGGGCGAAACCGTTAGCGTCCTTCTGGGCGTTGAAAGGCTTCTGGCTGTCCAGCGTGGCGTACTCGACGGCGAATAGCCAGAACAGGATCTTGTGGGCGTTATAGGTATACATTTCCCATCCGCTGCCTCTTTTCCTCGCGGCTTGTCGGAATTGGTCTCGGGTGAGGTTGGTGACGGGGCGGCCGAGTAGGGAACGGTAGGTATCATCCCATTCAGCGGTATTGTCGCCACCTCTAAAATTAGTTGAATTAGGATCACTTAATTTACTAGCTCCAGCCGCCGAACATAATAAATTATCGGTTCTATACATTCTGGCTTCATATGTTGAGATATAGAACTTATCTACATGTTTATACCCAGGTAATGGAATTTCGGACAACATCTTCCTAAATTTAGTGCCATTAAAATACAATTTATACCAATGTTCAGGTATCTCTGTCATAACGGCATAATCCAAATAGCTTCCACCCCATGAAAGCTCATTATCCAAATATTCTTTAACTCCACCATCTCTATCCAAAAGACACCTTCTCATCTTACTCTGCACCGGCAACTCCCTATGCAATTGCATATTACCTACTCTAACCCCATCAGGACTAGATGATGCAGTATCCCATTCAACACCGTATGCATATCTTTCTTCTAGATCTGGTATATCTTCCCAAGCTGGAGACCACTCGGTCGAAATGTCACCATATTCAAGTTTAATCTTATGGATGGTGGAAGTTGATGTGCCAGTTTTAGGAGAACTAAATACAATCATATGTGTATTATCAGCTACTGCATCTCCGATATTAGTAATCCATTTAAAAGTCTTACTGGCCTTCCCATTCACAAAGTCAGCCTTGCTGAACTGAGCCATAGAACCTACTGCACCAGTAGAGTTATATATAGTTAACATTTCCTTATCAACACCCAATTCTCCAAAAATAGTCAATGTTACTTGTGCTCCTTTAGATATCGGTTCAGTTAGCCAATAATTAGCCATCTCATACTTGGAATTACTTACCTCTGTACTAGATCCAAGCAATAAATTCTTCCCATATATTGGCAGCTTACGATATTTACCATCATCCATTAAAGATTTAGTTCCATCACCTGTAGTATGTATTGTTAACTGTCTAATATCATTCTCAGAAGAATCATTTGATAGGTTTGTATATACATCAATTCCATCATTTACTGGTATTAAATAATTCATACCAGAAGTTATAGCAACAGTTAAATTTTGATATATAGAGATTTGTATAGAAGAATTATGTAATATTCCCGCATCCTGTTTTATATAAAGCCAAATAGAATTATCATCATTAACATTATACCCACCAAAAATACTTGATATGTATACTCCATTATCTCTGACTGGAAATATATTAACAGCATTGCTTGGAAGTTTCTCTAATAATTTATTATAATTTTCCTGAGATATAGATAGGTTACCACTTGATGATATCTCCATAACAATGTCAAACACTGTGTAATCTGGTTCGACTACCACATCCTTCCACGTGCCATCTCCACAAAGAAACCTACCCTCATCTCCCTTCGCCGGAGCTGGTACCAATCCATCCTCCCCAGCCTGAGACGCCGTAGCGCCAACCATATCCTTGACCTTATCAAGTCTACTGTCTATTTGATTACCATCATACTTACCAATAAAATCTTCCATATCGTTTTAATATACAAGGAAGAGGCGGCAAATACCCCCCCCATATGTTAATAAATTAATAAACTTTCTCATCATTGCTGAACCAACGAACTATCATCTTGAACCGGCTCTCAATATCATTCACGAACCTAGCCAAAAACCAATCGCCACGAAGACGATCACGCCACCTCCGATGATAATCGACAGCCCTAGGGTCGATCTCCCGGCCAATATCGTTCACGTCCTTAACCCATACCGGTAGGTTATTAGTATCGTCTTTAACCTCGTTGAAGTAGTCGTTGATATTGATCTTCTGGTCCACTTCCGTCACCAGTATATCACGGCTATCGTCGTTAGTTATAGGATATCTTAGGCGCTGGCTCATGTCGTTCTTATCGGCGATGGTCATCCTAAGCTCTCCACTGTTGTTGGTATCGTTATAGAACCATGCCTTATTAAATCCAGTTGTTCTTCTAACCTGATAATTAACCTCATCCTGATACCTTCTGGCATCCATCCGATATTGGTAGTTCGTAAGGATCTTATTCACATACTGCTCACGGACAGGTACCTCTATGACGAACGGATATAGCTTACCATAAAATACCTGATACGATTGATTGGTTAAGCCATGAGACCACAATCCCACTTCTCGACTATCACTAGAATAGTTCTTACCAGACTGAAAATAATGCTGGTGCTCGATATAATAGTCAGGGGTGTATGATAGATATGATTTCCACTCACCCTTCAAACAATTATATCCAACGGTAAAGGAAACATCCGTGAAATGGCTGGTGTCCGAAAGCTCCACCGCCTGCCCGTTCCTGTAGAACCGGCCTCCCCTGAATTGGTACTCGCTTGGATTCCCTACCGGTATGTAATCCCTCTTGGTTATCAATACCCTCTTGAAACGATTATCCCAACCCATGGACAACCCTATACCAAAGAACTTGTTATCGATATCATAATAAGACAACTCAGCATCCGTATCGGCGTTATATATCCGGCTACGAATGATCTTCATCTGAAGATGCTCCTTAAACCAGTTTCTAAGCCCCGGTGTGACCTCCGTAAGATTCCTGCCATTAGAATCTACCTTGAATACCTGACCACGCCTTAAATCGACCCAAAAATGCCCAAATTCACAACTAATCATATCCCGGCTCTGGGTCCCGGAATATCCTAACGTCGTATTATTATACTCGATACCACGAGAGGCGAAAAGACCACCTGTCCCTAGTTCGCTATTCTCCGGGGATATTCTCTCCGCCAACACGTCTATGGCATTGTACAACCCTACCTGATTCTCGAAGCGGGCCAATATCTGATCCGACTCTATCCCCTTCATGCTTATAAGTTTCCCGAACGAGGTCTTGAACTCATGATAATCCATAGGCTTGTACGACAGCCAAGGATCGGTCATGCCATTCTCCGACACGTCGGCGGTGCTCCATATGACGCCGTTGGGTCTTTGGTAGGCGCAGTCCCAAAAATTGCTATCATACGTCTCTGGTAATGACCTCCCGCCTAGCGTAAAACGATTCTTGTACACAGGACTCATCTTAAACACATTATCCCTTGATATAGGGACATTACGCTCTTGGGTCCATGATATATAATCCCCTACTTCTGGATAGAATCCCTCATAAGGCTCAGGTCCAGCTATACGGAAATTACAATTAATCTCAGACTCCACTAAAAACTGAGGTATGCCGTAAAAATACAGAAAGAAACGACCACTAAGATACATATCCCCGGTCTTGCAAGCCATCTCATAAGCACTCTTACGGCTAGGGAACGAATATAGCGATCCAGTATCCGTGTCAGTCTTATTAAGATAATCCTCCCCGGTATCATAATTAACAAAATAACGTGGATACCCGATATTCCTATAGTCGTAGTAAGGGAATGGTATCATATCCCCCTGACCAAACTGGGTCAAGTAAAACATAGGCATTTTTCTTTTAAGCGAGAATCTGGATATAAACACATCACCTCCAAAAACAGGTTTACGCTTATCCTCATCCATCAACCCGCACCCGCCTAACGACACCCACCTGATATCCTCTATCTGTCCGTATTGAGCCGGAGAATATTTCTTTATCCTCATATAGGGGCAGGATACGAAAGATTCACGTGTCATAAAATGAGGCGTCATACCAGCCACCTCGTCGTTACGAATATTACACTCATCCTGAATACGGCTGGTATCATAACTTGAAACCAACTCCGGATATTCAAGCATATACTTATCCATACCAAATGACATGAACAACGAATGCTCACGATCGAGATTATTTACAACTATAGGCTTACCGCCTACTACTTTCCCTTGTGATGAGATATCCGTTACCGGATACAATCCGCTTTTAATATACTTAGCCGTAGATAATCCACGCAACTCTGATGCCCCTGTTTTTTGGTAAAATAGATTATAATGAGCGACAGAAGTATAATAATAAGCGTAATTCCATCTAGGTCCCCTATCTATCAAGGCCGTTAACCACTGATACCTGTACTTCCCTATATCCACGACAGACTGGGAGGTAGCCTTGGCGATACCTGTAGCCAGACGGATAGCCGTCAGCGCTATGCCGACAGGGTTGGCTAAAAAAAACACGCCTCCACCGACATATTGTTGGGACGCCGATTGATATGTATATTCAGCTATAGCGGATATTAAATTAGCCATAGCCTCCACCGTAGCCAATGACGTTGCCATACTATAAGCCTTACTTCCTAATATCGTCCATTTAGGGTGATCCTCCACCTCCCTGAATATACCGGAGGATTTACCTAATTGATAACCATCAACAAGGCACTCAGTGGGAGCATCAGGCTTGTTGAAGGCAATATCAGGGCTTAAGAATGAATACCAGATATTACCCTTCCTGTTAAACGGATGCGTTATAAAATTCTCACGATTAATATCCTTATAGATATACATATCATCAGACAAATCATTGTAAGGATAATTAGGATAAAGGTTAGCCGATCCGTCGGGATCATCGTACTTAAACATATCATAAGCCAGACCGGTACCGATAACGCTCTTATCCAATGTCCTATCGCCCCTATACAACTCATATCCTATTATGGAATCCCTTCTATCCTTATCTATAAGGCCATTCTCTACCGCTATATCCAGAAACTCATTAACGATATCGTCATCAAGCATCACCCCCATAGGATAAATATAGGAGTCAACTCCATATTGACCGGTCAGTTGAGACGGATTACCCATAAAAGGAGCGACAGAGTTATCCGGGAACTTGTAATGACGTATAGGTTTCTGACAAAATGTGGTTGACGTATTGGGGTACTCAGCGTTATCCCCATTACCAGTGAAGTAAGACTTACCCTCAACGGATTTAGGAGACCCATAGTATTTCGTCAAAGAATCTATTATATCCTTCCTCTTCGATCCTCCCGACGATATCCCGATCTTACTTGAATCATACAACTCAAAATTAGCCGGATACTTATTGATAGATTCCCAATAACCAAAATCACCATACTGATAAGGTCTAGGAGCACAATCAGCGGGTTTATCTCCACATGAGATGCATTTCGCCTCATATGTGACAAATCTCCTTAATTTCAGTTCTTTCGTAAAGAAGAATACGTATTTCACCTCCAGTGGCCGAATGCCAAAACAGAACGGGGCAGGGAAAATGGCGGTGCCGGCCGTATAGAATCCTGCAAGTTCCTTCATGTCCTGCCTCATGGCGAAACCGGTGAAGAACACACATACCGCTGGCTCAATACAAACATATATCTTATGGAAAGTAGTCTTGTCATCATTCCAGAACAAGTACTTTGGCATCATAAATATCTTATGATCCACGTAATTAACTATAACACCTTTCTTGGCGTCATTAGCCAAAGGATTAGGAGCCACGGTACCTTCCTTGTCCGAGAAAAACGTTATACGAACCTTATTGTATGATGATGAGTCACCGATCGGATAATTATAGTTACCCATCATCTCTATATACATAATACCGTTATCAGGATCGGATAAACCACTTATGTATTTCTCGTAATCCAACTCAACCCATCTGGCGTATGAGGATACATGTGGATAAAACTTGAAATAAGTCAAGTTGCTTCTGCCGAACCAATTGGTCTTGGCATCAATATCATTCTGCACAGACACACGATCTTCCCAGTCAGTAGATATGCCGGTATTGAACTTAGAGTTATCACCATCACCAAAAAGACACATGGCGTTCTCAATACCAAACCGACTCTCGTATTGGGGGAAGTATTCCTCCATCGTATCCATCAACTGATCAAGCATTGTCTCCGTATGCTTTTTCCCTTCCCATCCAGGATATTGATACAAAAACGTACACTTACCCAATGACCTACCTCCTTGGAACGTGGGTAGTTGAACATCATTAATAGTAGGATTCACGTAAGGATCTCCTACCGAACATCCATTAGTACATATACCCTCATCATACAACTGCCGGACATTAGACATATCCTGACACAAGACCAAGGCGGAAGAATCTATATCAGACGGGAATTTGTCCTCATCCTGACCATCCAGCCATTCTTGAACCAGATCTATGATATTCTTGCCTCCACTAGAGTAATTATCAAAATCACACAATACAGAAAACTTCCTTTGAGACTCGGCGTTACTTTGTATTAATGTCGTAGGTTCGGTCTCCACGTAATCACTAGCCAGCTTATACGTAAAATCAATCCTAGAATCTACCAAAGAGTTTTTATCCAATATAGTCCTGGTCTCTATCCTCTCGATATTATCACATCCACTAGGGAAATCAGGAGCCTTTATACCATCTTGATCTTCCGGCAACGATATAGCCTTACATAATTCATCGGTAATACCTACATTAGGCTCTATAATATCACACAAATTCTCTATATTATCAGCGATATAATCAATAGCATCATCCACCGTAACATCTTCTCCAATCGTATTAATAACGAATTGAGTCTCTCCTACCGTGGCATATTCCTGTTCTACATACCTGAGTTGCTTAACATCTAATTGATTCTTGCACTCTCCCCCAAAATCATCAAATCCCCAAGACGGATCGTTTATAACCTTGGCCGTATTCTTAAACTGCCAAAGATAACGGCGGCTGTTCCCTGCGCACTGCGGGTTGTTCTCCAGCACCGACGCAGCCGACAGGTCGTCAGAGTTACCGTCCTCATCAACGATAACCTCCATCTCCTCCCTTGTGGCCGGACGAGGGATAAGCGGGAATCTAGCTGTCCTGTATCCCGTATTGGTAAAGAATCTTATACCCAACGGATATACCTCGTCACGCATGAAAGAGGCGTATTTAGAGCAAGCCACACCGTCTTTATACAAATTCTCCGTGGCTATAGATGTCTGCCATTTAACGAAATGACCCAAGAAGTTGACGACCGGTTGAAGATTCCATTCGTTCTCCACGGTCAAGCCGTATTGAAGAAGACGATTCCCGACAGACGTCATGCCTCTGGCTGTCTTATATACCGGTATTTCCTTGGATAACTTCTCCATGGTCGTACGCTCGCTATACTGATCCGTAAGGTAATAGATGGTCCTTTCCGTTATCGGATGTATACCTTCTATGAAATACTCAAGAACCGGGCTTTGCTCACCATTAAACCCAACCGTGTTCTGTATAACACCTATCTTATAATGAGATACCTGCTTGTCTATATTGGATACAGTAAGGCGGATACCCATATTGGTTGACTTACCCCATAAACCATCACGGATAACCATATCTTGGCGATCGAATAACATGATTGGGTTGGTCAATGAGCAATATCCGGTCTTCTCTATCCCGAACTCATCGCACAACGCCACGCAGAACTGGTAGGTCCCGGCGCGCAGGCTTCCCCCGAACTCCACGACCTCAGGCTCCACGCACGGGGCCGTCAGCAACGGGAACACCAGCAGCTTCTCGCAGGCCAGCCTACACCTCTCTATTGGCTTGTCATCCCCACATGTCTTATATCCATGATAATGATACCAGAAGTCACCATCATCATCCGGATTAAGTGCCTTGTCAACCATAACATATCGCTGGGGGTTATATCCATCAGTCCAGTATATCACCTTACCACACTTCTCATCCTTGATCTCTATATCAAAGATCGGGTGATGAATGGAAAAGTTAAGACAAGGATCATCAACCCCGTCCTCTATCAGGACCTCCATCAAATCACATATCTCATCGAAACGACCATCCGACTCCTCAAGCCTCTCGCCAAGGATACGATGGATATCCTTATCGGACCCGGATAATTGATCCTCCACGGTCTTGATATAATCCAATGACCGCATGAACGTGATCTTAGACGTATTATCATCCGGATTGGATAGAAAGAAATAAGTGTTATCACCAGCTATGTCATTCTTATACCCAATAACCTTATAGCCATCAAATCGCTTACATAAAAGGGTACTAGGCTCGTTCTGGATCTTAAGCTGGCTTCCATCGTCACCCTCTATGGTAGCGTTCAAGGCAAAGCTGTACTCAGATGGGGATAGATCCTGTGGATGCTTATCCCTATTCATCCCGGAGTCGGGAACCGCTATGTTAGAATTGTTCTGCACGATGTTATGTTTTTCGCAAAGATAACAAATCCGGCGGATAATCACTTACACGCCGGATCTTAACAAAAACTGTACGTATTATGCTAAAACATTCAAATCACGCGAATATAAAAAAATCCTCCTAACTTTCACAAGTCAGGAGGAAGACTAAACACTTAAAACGTCTCGTGGTAAAGTACAAAAAACATAATAATTACGAATTTCCACCCATGTAGCTTGACTGCTTGTCGGCATCCTCTACGGATATGTAGAAGAACCCGTTAGTCACGTATCTCTCATTGACATCCACAAAATCAGTAGATCCTTTGTCTATCCCTCTCTTCGATCCCTCATCACACACGGCTACCAGACTATTGAAGTCATTGGAATAACCAACAACAACACCATGTATGTCACGATTCCGAGGATCGAAAACGTATCTCATCTTACATCTGTCATAAGCCAATTCCAGAGGACTTTTGTTTATCCTGTTATCAAACCCCATCCCCGTGGCCAAGGCAATGACACTTCTTGATATGTCGCTCATGGTAGTATCTCTTACCGGCACCTTAGGCATAGAAGCGCCTTCCATGACAAAATCCAACGCCTTATCTAAAAGCTCGTCGAAATCATCATCCCGAACATAATCCTTAAACATCTCCAATACATATAACCGGACATGGAGTTCGTTATTGACATCATTCAATGTAATCATAATACTAGTTTTTGGCAAAGCTAGATTATTTCTGTGCAATAAAAGATCAAATATGTCATAAGCGAAGGACTAAAAAAAATAAAAACTCCCCCATCCTCACGGACGAGAGAGCTGATAGATATTTGTATTATGAAAAAGAATAATCACTCACCTATTCTTACAATACAGTCACGAGACTCCTTGTTATAAATCATCGTACCTACCTTAGAATACAAGGTCTTTATATTTTGCCAATTATCCTCGCCGTGAGCGGATACGTTAGTAGGGGCATCACCGGTATAAACCTCCTCACCTCCTATGTTGACAAAATCATATCCACGTTTCTCCATCGTTCCGCCCTTATAAGCTGTAAATTTGATAGTTACATTCCCTCTTTCTCGACCGCCATACCAGTTGCCGTATATACCACATCTGATCTCAAGAGGTAATTTATCGTAATTATCGCCATCCAATAACGGCCCCATCTGGATCAAAGCTGCCTCATTACCTGATTCCATGTTATCACCACCGTGGATAAGATAATCACCTACCCGCTCCTGCGTGGTCTGGTACTGTTTACTCCAACCAACCAGCTTGCCGTCCACGTCCGGGAGGCCGGTGTTGTCGAAGCCGGTTGCCGTGTCGAAGTCAATGCCGTCCTCGTCAGCCCAGATATACCTAAGCACAAGGAAATCGAACTCAGGGATGATCACCACCGGAACCGACTCCTGCCTGCACACGAACGTCTTTTCTTCCTTGGTGCTTTCTTTAATCACCTTAAACGTAACTTCCCGTATCTCACCGGTCTCGTTAACATCAGCGGTAACCTTAACCTCAGCGGGACCAGTACCACTTATCTTATCTAAATGCATCCAATCTGCCATATCATCGTATTTTGTTAAACCATTTTAATATACTTATCAAAAGCGTTAGGCCACATCCGCTCATAAGACAACATCCTCCTCCTATTATCCTCAGCCAGTTCCCGATAATCATTCAAGGTAATCATCGACATCTTAAGCTCCTTCATAGCCCTAGCGAACTTACCCGGTTCTTGCTGAGCGTATAATTTGTAAGCGTCACCAGCGCCTTGTATCAAGCCATTAACGGCGGCGTTCTCGAAGATCTTCATCTTGATATACGTCTCGACATAATCCTCAAGATAACCTAACGCCGTTTCAGGTATATACGGGAGACCGTCATCATCCTTGGGTGTAGCACGATATATGATGTAAATAAATCCATCAAACCCGGTATACATAGTATTGCCGGATATAGTTATATCATAATTATCCCAAGCATATTTATCCCGATACTTGTCGGCGGCGCAATCACGTCTCAACCCACGACCTATAGACAGCCTTACGGGGTGATGGTAATGGAAGCGAACCTCGTGAGACCCGATATATATCTTCTCCGTGATTGTCTTCTCAAACTCCTCCTTACAGCACTCCGTGCAGGAGTTCCAACGAAACCCGCGCTCCGTGCGCTCGACCCAGCCGATCTCGTGTTGGAGGTCAGCCTTAGCCTTATCGCCCCCCGGAATCTCACAGACAAGAGGCTCACACCTATAGGCGTCAAGCATGTCGAAGAAATCGGAAGGTAATACCGCCTGTTTGTTGCTGGTCTTTACAACCGCCTCGGACATGACGGCTATAACACCCCCAAACCTTTTTAAAGCTATCTCAGCCCACCTATAAACAGACGAGGTGTCTATAGCTCCGCTATCGTCGTATTTATGTAAATCGGCCTTGATCTCGGCCAATAAGCCTTTTATTGTCATATTCAAGTCTTTTGCACAAAGATATGTATTTGAATCCGTGATACAAAAAAAATCCAGTCTACCCTCACGGGCTAACTGGATCACAAAAACTTCTACAGTTTATAAACCCATTTAACTCCAAATACCTTACTTTCCGATTCAACTTCCCGGTACAAGAACTTATATCTCCTTCCAGACTCCATAGCCATCCTACACTCCTTGTTTAATGCTGGAGAGATATATAAATGAAAATACTTATTCCTCGGCATAAAATCCATACACGTATGGACGTAAGAATATCCACCTGTCCCACGCCTGTTTATAGTCCCGGTAAGTTTATTCAGATATATCTTACGGTTGGGATTAATCTTATGACATAGATAACCGATGTTATTTATATAAACCCCGCCCTCATTATCTAAGTACTTATCACGTATGACCTTCCAGATCAACGACTGACATTCAAGAATATCATTCTTCTCCACGATCGTATGCTTCCTCCTCTTTCCGTTCTTAGACATAATAGACCTGTAGAACCGAAGAAAGTATTGATCAAGTATTTTAAACGACTTAACTTTCATGCCACAAATATAACAATTCTATCCTAATTCGAGTAATATTTAGATGACTTTTGGTGTGAGTGTAACGGTGATAAGGCCGCACTTACCGCCGCGGCACAGGCTGACGCACAGAGACTAGCTCTCCATGTTTTGGGGCAATCGCACTCCATCGCATTGGCTCTTTCCTGACATAACTGTTTCAGGTTCTCTAGGGCTGCGGCGGTAAATATGCTATACGAATCTAAGATCCTTCTTCTTAGTATGATTCAATATCCTACTAATATGTCTGGTGCTTAATCCTGTTCTTTCCTTTATCTTATCATAGATATAACCCTTGGATACGTATGCTGATACATCTCCTAAATCCTTTATAATTTTATCATACATATCATGTATCTCGTTATATCTTATGATTGAGCTATCCCTCATTCCTCTTTCGCCTATACCATCAACTATGGCATCATTGAAACCGAAGAAATTAATTATTGACCTTATTATATTTATCATCACTGAATCTTTTGAGTTTTCTTGTTAATATCCATATCCGGATTCTCGTCCGTGGGGATCTGCAATTTGGTTATCGTCTCTCTTAACGTCTCAGATACCACATATTCCAGTAACTTATCAGGGCATATGAAATCATAATCCCATTGAGATATACATGGATCATCTTTTTCCGTTCCACATCCCCCTAGCTCTAGCGCCGCTTTCCTGTCAAGGGTTATAAGATCCACGTTTATAGCCTCTATATTTATATCAGGTATATAGATATATCCATCATTGACGTAATAATAATATTGATCTATATTACCATATTTACGTTCCTTATTATTAGCGTATTTTCTTAACGATATAGGAGTGAATATGATATCATCCATGATGTTCGATACCTTTATAATAGCCGGTCCTATACGGGTATATATCATATCGGGCAACCTTTTCTTAGATCTCATAAGAATCCGGCATAACTTGAACTCATCAAAACAGCAATCAACCTTCCGAACTCTCTCCATCTCCAGGCAATTGATATGGGTGTATAACGATTCCTCGCCGAACAAAGTACCGTCAGCGTATTTCTGGGCTATATAAGACCTTGCTTTTTGTCTGCCTATGGATAATATCCACCTCCTACTGACATGAGCGTCCTTGTTAATGGAGTTCATGTCATTCATGATCCTAGATACAAATTCTGAATTTTTCATATGCTAAATACTGAGGAGGGGATATACCCCTCCTGTTGTTACTTCTTTTTCTTAACCTTGCCTCCACATTTCATTTGAGGTTTCTTTTTCTCGGAGACTTTGCCTCCTTCTGCCATCTTCTTTTTCTTAGTACATGTCATAGTCTTACTTTTTTTAATGTTAGTGATACAATATTAGTCATTTCTATCGAAAATAGAATAAAAGAGGTTGATGAAACTACCAACTTACCGCCGCGGCACAGGCTGACGCACAGAGACTAGCGCAGGAAAAAGCCAACGCTATGGAATG